AGAGCATCGGCCTCCGGAGCCGTGTGCGGTGGTTCGATTCCACTCGGGCGTACCAGCAAAAAAGTACCGTCAAAGCCTAGTTTTCAAGGGCTTTGACGGTTTTTGTTTTTTGTGAATCATATTCTTGATAGTGCCGTAAGAAGTCGTGAAATGGAATTAAAAAACACTAAAGTGCGACCAAAACTGCGACCACTTTTTACATATTAATGATGATGCTTCCCAGCTCTCCACAGATAAAAAACTTTACCTGCTCCAGCATCAGGATCGTTGATGTATGCCTTGGCAAATTTTACATACTGCGCAACATCTTCTCCCCAGAGATTCGAATAATCGCTATGCAGCATATTCATTAAATAATACCAGTCGTACTTATTGGCATGTACACCGTTCTGATCCATGACACGGGTTGTTTCTTCTACTGTCCAATGCTCGCCACTTGTACCATCGACGTTTTTCATTTCAGAGACTGCCTTTTTGGCCAGGTGTTCGTCAAAGTGCGGACCATAAGCTATACAATGAATTTTCATCATTATAGCTTCGTAATCTTCCTCATCGATGACTTTGATTTTTTCTAATGCACAGCAAACAATATAATCAACCTGTTCTTCTTTTAATTTGTCACCGTCAATATGCTCTGCATAATGATCGTACTTATGCATTATCTTCACCGTCCTTCTTTTTAGGTTTTTCCGAAAGATTTTCAAGCACTTTCTTTGCAACCTTTTTAGCTATTTCCTGACCTTCTCTACTTGAAAGAAAGGCTATTGTAAAGCCAATCAATAAATTGCCCATTGCCAACGCCTCATTTCTTTAAAGTAACAGACGATGGAGTAACTGTAGGCGGTGTAATTTGTGGCCATACAAAAGCTGTGCAGCAAAGATTATTACTGCGAACCACTGCTAAGGGCGGTTCTGTCATCACACGCAAATTATAAATTTTTCTGCTGCGGATTTGATCTGCTCTTACTCCGTCACCACAACGGTTAATCATTTGAATTACTGTCCCGCCTGTGCCATTTAAAATAACTACCGGCAGTGTATCAGCACCTGCAGGGATTGCCTGGGCAATTAACAAACAAATCTTTTCATTATTATTTATTGTCATCGCCGGAATTGTAATTTGCAATTCATTAGCAGCAACTGCCACCTCAGTACTGGCAACTAAATTAGGACATACTTTACATCCATTATTTCCACACATATTATCATCTCCTATAAAAAATAGGGCGGATTTCTCCGCCCTGTATCACGTCTTACGACGGAGCCTTACTTTTAAACTCCTTTAAGCCATGTTGCAACCGCCGTTCAGGCTATTAATGCCCAAACCATTGATAATGCCGGCATTCGGGCAAACTGCGCCGATACCAGTAACCTCAGGTTTCGGAAGCATACGGCAAGAGATAGAAGCCAGTTGAGCTTCTACAGCGTTGAATTTAGCATCACTGTATACGCGGTTTTCCAGAACGACATTTTTCGTACGTTCCTGAGCAAGTTGATCACGCAGGTTTTGATACTCATAAAAGTCAATCTTCGTACCGAGTGCAGAGAAGCCAGCCATAGTTTGCTCTTGGGTTTGACGAGCAGTATTCTCAATCAAATATTGAGTACGCGCGCTGTCGATGATTCCCTGTTTTTCTACCTGGCAATTAGATACAGCATTGCAACCATATGCAGGAGCAGCACCGTTATTGTTCCAACCACCACGATTGCCTAAAAAAGCAGCAAACAGGATAATCAAGAAGATAGCAATCCCCCAAGTGTTAAAACCGCCATAATATTTTTCGTCCATCTGCAAACAACTCCTTTCTTGATATTTTATTTATCACATCAGCGTTTAAGCTGTTGTAACCCCGCACGTAACCTTGCTAAATTATCATTTGGCTGTTGCCCTTGATTAATATCAGGCTGAACAGTTCCGCCGGTTCCCTGTAAATCACCGACTATATTTTTTACTTTGTTAAGATCTACACCAGCAGCCTTAGCAATAAATCCAGCCATAGGATTATTTAAATATCCATTGACCTTAGTAACAATGTCTGAACTAACACCATTCTTAGCCAAAGCGTTTAGCGCATCACCCTTACTATTAACCTTGTTCGCTACATTCATCGCCGTCGCCCATGCTTCCGCAAGGCGGTTCGTGTCCTGCTGGTTTAGTCTCAGCATTTGTGCTACAGCTTGTGGATTGATCATTTTTAAGCACCTCGATTTCACGCTTCATATTCTGCATTTCTTTCAACATATCTGCCATAAGCTGGGTCTGTTCCTGCTGTATCTCTTCCGACGTTTTCGGTGGAGTGATTACTTTAAGTTCAACAAGCTTGTTATAATATTCATTACTGATTTTTTCTAACTCATCATACGCACTTTGAGTAACTCCGATCCTCTGCCGGTTTCCGTAAAAATCAACCTGAATAATATTTGTTCCATCTACAATGCAAGTCATCGTTTGTGGATATGTAGTAAGTACAGAACTGCTTGTAATTCCTAAATTCATATTGCCACTCATAGTCTTGCCTCCGTTCATTTATCTTAACTATATTATCCGTTAAATCAGCTCTTATAATCCGTCAACATTCCCTCATAATTCCCTAATATGGGCATAAAAAATAAGGCAGCCACAACTATTATGTGACTGCCTTTAATGCTCTCTTAACTGAATTATACGCCTGCTGCAGATCTCTTTCGACCGTTTGCACTGACGTATCTATTTTCATTGCTATTTGATAGTTTTTAAGATCGTGAATAAATTTGAGTTCTATAATTTCTATTTGCCGCGGCGTTAGTTTGGCTTCTGAAATGATTGCTTCAAATTCCTTTCGTGTGGACTGCGAAAGCCAATCTCTTGCCTGCAAACGGCAAGTATCCATATAATCACCTGCTCGCTGCTATAGCTCCTACTAATACCCCTCCTGCAAATCCCCAAAAGGCCTTCTGCCTCTGCTTTAATTCACTTCTGGACTTTTCTTGTTTTATTTGAATGCTCAACGTCTGCAAGGATTTGTTTTGCTCTGCTATTGTTTTTTTGGAGTTCGACAATGATTCCTGCGCAAGCATTAGCTCGCTCCTTATCTTCTGATAAGATAAACGCTGCTCTTCGATTAGCTTCTTCAGCTCGTTCGAGTTCATCTGCTGCAGTTCCAACGTGTTCGACAGCTCGGTCAATAGAAATTCCTGTCTGTCGATTATCGTCTGCAATTCGCTGAACTGTTCCCTGGACATCGTTATTGTTTCCGGAAGTTCCTCTGCCGAGCATATAGCAGGCAGTGATACAAGCAATAATAACGACCACAATAATACAATACCGATGATTATATATTTTTTCATACACGATTTTCACTCCATGTACATTATTTTCCTATTTTGACAGCCATATTCGCTACGTGCGCCGTTTTAGTCCGTTGCTTTACTATTTACTTTTGCAACAGTTTTTTCTCGGCGCACGAGCTAAATATGGACAAGGTTATTCTGATATTACAGGCCAAACCAACTATGCAACGCACCTAAAGCAAAGCCGATAATCATACCGGTCCAAAAAACTTTGCTCGCTAAATATTCTTTTACTTTTTCCATATTAGTCACCTCCTTATATAATCTTTACCAATTATGATGCCACCAGATCGCCTTACCACGAATAACATCACCGCCTGGTTTCAGTTCTCCGTCGTCTGGTAAATCAGGTAATTTCCACAAGTCCCAGCGTTCAAAAGTTGTCGCTGGACCATAATCGTCTAAGTCTGCTGCTTCGGCATGAGTCATTACAGTATCGGCATTAATGTCCAATCCAAGCTCCTCACACAATACAGCTACAACTTTCGCCATACTATCTATCTGCAGTTCTGTCGGCGGCACGTTTCCAAAATCAACATGCCCATCAGCATAAGCTACAGCATCTACACAGCACGCTAAAGCGATACCCACAGCCCCTGTATTACGCCGCCATGTATGAGCCTTATATTCAGTTAAATCATCGGTTGTCGCCATAACAGCGCCGTCGCTGTCAATGTTTAGGTGATAGTCACTAAAAAACTGGTGATAATTACCAGCTGACCAATGTATATAGATCTTATCAATATTACCTCTAGCCCTTGCTGCTAACTGCCGCAGCTCATCTAAAGTGATTCTTTTTGTTACTGCCCCCATTATTCTCTGCCTCCTGTTCAAATTTATCAGGGACACCGTCCCCGTCTTTATCTACTAAACTCGTAGCTATGAAAGTCACAAATGCAACCATAGCCGGACCTGTGACCTCACGTATCAACGCCAGCAGGTCAGACATAACAATCTTATCCAACCACAACCACATATACATCCACGCAGCGTAATAGGTTAGTACCAGCAAAACGACTGCAATAAAATAGCCTACAATGACAGCCATTATTTTGGGCGACATTGAGGCTACTTTATTTCTAGCACTCACTATTAAGTTTTTTATTTTCTCAAACATAAATATCACTTATCCTTACATGAACAGTTATTACATTTGTTTTCTACCAGCAATAACCGTTCACCAACTTCGTCAATTCTGTTATGTGCAGATTTTGCCCTCTGATCAATCTCAGCAAATTTTATTTTTAAATCTGTTGTACATTCTTGTTCCCTATTAATAGTCTTAGCTAAAGCGTCAACAGTCTTTTGGAGGTTCTCTATCGCCGTAGACAAAGGATTTATTATCCAAATCTTAAATACAAAACCTACTATGCCAAATAAAAAGCTAAAGATTGTTATTGAGGCCATTGCCATTTCAACCATCTTTGCACCGCCTAATCTAATATAATAGCGTCCAATTCCTCTTTGCTTGATGCTGCAGCTACCTCTGCCTGCTTGCTCCAACCTTGCTGTTTGCAAGCGCCCACGTGGGACGATAAGTCAGCACACCATGTATATACCTGCGAAGCATTAAGATACTGTATTGTTTTAACAGTTTCACCATCTTTATACCCCCGTACCGGACAGCCGTCAGGATATTCGTTTTTAAATCGTTCAGTGCTTACGTTCAGCGCAATCCCCTGCATCGTAAGCTGCGTGTCCTTATCGCTATCATATCTTACTATCTCACCAGTGCATTCAGATATAAAACCGCCTGTGATTTTACTTTCAGTCCAAGCGTCTACCTCTGACAGCTTGATAGCTTTAAGTTCTTCTAATGTAGGCTCAGGCAATTCATATTCACTATAAGTACCGTCAGCGTTGCGTATATATTCTTTACCGTCCACATTGCCGATCAATAATTGATAATCTTTCTCTGTAATTAATACAAACCCTTTTTCAAGCAGTTCTGTAACTTGTTCCTGTGTTTTTTCTTCGGCGACGTAAGTGTCACTGCGTCTGCCATTTTCGTCAAATTTTATTAAATAGGTCATACTTTTATTTCTCCTTATAGAAAATTCCACTGGATTTACCATCCAGTGGTGGGTAGGCAATACTGATGCTACATATAGAAGTATTAATTTCCCCAGAAGCTTTTCAACTTTGTATTATGCGAATGTTATAGCAACCAGCAACTGCGAAACATTTGTTACAAGTGTTAGTAATACCAGTATTAGTTTTACCCTATGTAATGGTTACAATGATGATCGCTGGAGTGGTTCACAGCCTTGTAGACTTTATGCTTGTGGCTTGACTTAACTTATACCAAACGCTACATATCTTTGTCCTTGTCCGGGCGACCCAATGGTAAAACCATTGTTAGAGATAGCTGTTACAGTTACTTGGTTCTTATATAATTGTTCACCTTTATTGTTATTAGTTTGCATTACAACCTGAAACGCTGTTGTAAAAGTACGGGGGAATGTAGTTTGATCGCCCCACTGGATGGTAAATCCAGTGGAATTTTCCCGAGCCCAACCTGCCGACCCTTCTGAAACAGTCCAACCGGAACCAATACTTGCATCACAAGCTGTTATAGTGCCAGCTTTTAAGTACACCGGCGTGGTGCTGTCACCTACAGTACTGTTACTCGCAGTTGCCGTACCAGCATTAAGATAAATTGCCCTTACGCCACTGCCTACCGTGCTGCTCCCGAGTTTTGTTGCTGTAGTTGCTGTAGTCGCATTAGCTACGTTGTTAATAGTAATAGTACTCGTTGTACCATCGTTCTTTGTTATAGTAATCGTTGCATCAGAATTACTCAGTCCTGACAGTGATGCGTTAATTGCGGCTCTTATTTTTTCAACTGTTACTAATCCTTCAAGTCCCATTTTTCCTCACCTCAAATCGTCAGAACAAAGCCGGCAAACTTCTCCGTACTTTGGATTATGATATTACTGCTACTTTCAACTACGTCTACCATAACACTCTCATAGGTACTGCTATTAGTACGATACATACCAAGGAAGTGTTTTCCTGAAGCTGCTAAGGTAAATGGATAGTAGCCGTTTGATAATGTTCCCCAGTTGGCGCTACTTGCTGTAAATTCAGTTTTGGTTACTGTAGTAGCAGAAGTAGGCGGAGTATACCCTAATGCCGCCACAACATTAGCTTTAGTAATACTGATTGTCCCGCTGCTGTTAGTGATATTTGAACCAGTTTTTACGCCGCCTAGAACACTAGCAGATGCAGTAGGCAGTGTATATACAGTATCCGTAAATACAGCATCAGCTGGTACTGTTTTGTTAAGTTCATAAGTACAAGCTTTAGGAACACCATCATCAAAATATACAGGCTGTGTTGTACTGCCGGCAGAAGTTGTTAGTTTAGCGGCAGCAGCTGCAGTTTCAGTTTTACCGAGTTTACCTGCTATAGCTTCATTCATAGCTGCCGCACCCGTTTTATCTTCTGCAATGTAATCGGCAATTTCTTTTAACGTATCGTAAGCACCAGGCGCTCCGTCAATCAGCTCATCTTTTACTGCCGACTTTGCAGCCTCAATAGCACTGTTCATATCGGCAGTCTTTGCATAACTCGAAGCTGCTACGCCACCTAATTTACTACTGTCAGCGGCAGTTTCGGTCTTACCGAGCTTGTCGGTATCCAACGCTTCAAAATTAGCATTAATCTTAGCGTCTCTCTCTGCTAAAGTTCCAGTTACAATTTTTTCTACACTCATTCTAAATAACCTCCATCCAATATTATTTTTCCTGTGAACACTTTGCTCACATTTATAACAACGTTACCGTTATTATCTACTCCGGCATTAGCATAGTAAGGATAACTAACTCCATCAATTATTTGTGTTAAGCTGACAATGACCGGACTGTTTCCTGCCTGGTGTTCCTCAGCGGATATGGTTAGTACGAAATCACTGCCAACCTCTGCAAAATCTTCCTCCGTAAAGTTTTTGACATAGACCTTATCACCAGTCTTTTTTGTCAGCGACGCCAGTATAACGATGCCTGCAAACTTTTCAGGAACTTCGATAATCACATTTTCAGCGTCCATATAAACGCCGGTTAGTACCATTTCATACTGAGGCTTCTTGACTTCCTTGTAAACGCCTATAAGCCTGCTGTTACCCATTGCCATTGTAAGACGCCACATGCCGTTGTTTTCAGTCCATCTGTCATCTGTCGCAGTAAACTCTTTTGTTATAGTTCCGCTCTCAAAACGCAGTAAAATATCTTCTGCACGGTCAGCTGCATCTTCTGCTTTCTCTGCATCTTTTTTTGCAGATTCTGCACTTTCTGCTGCTGCCGTTTCAGACTTCTTTGCAGATTCTGCACTCGCCTGTGCCTGCTCCATAGCAAATTTAGGATTAGGCCCAGCAATAAGTTTTTTACCGGTTTCATCCCAATAAAAACTCTCATTTGGCATTGGCTGTGGCAGAACTGTAGAAATATCTTTAGGCGCTGAATCTGATAAACGAATTGCTCTCGTTACACCGTCCCACAGCTGTTGGCAAATTATCGTTAGTTTATCCAATGCCGCTTCGATAACATTAAATGGCCAATGAGTATCCAACTGAGATTCCTGTGTTATAGGAACCTCACGATATAAAACAAGCTGCCACCCTTCAGGTAATATTGGTGGTCGTTCTGCCTCTGGTGGTTCTGCTCCCGGAGAATAGCCAGGATAAAACACTACTGACTTCTCCATATCAACGAAATAATCTTTGGTTAAAACAGTTTCTTTTAAATCAGGATCAACAAGTACTACATTAATATCGGTCTTTTCCAATATCTTAAAAGAATATCCAAACTCTGTAGCAACTCCATTCCCATTGTATGTAATCCTATTTTCACTGCTGCCTATCAAAGTTTTCCCTCCTTCCAAATAAAAAAGCGCCTACCGAAGTAAGCGCTTTCTATTAAGTTCTAACTAACTTTATGATACTATTTTAACTCATTTTTATAGTGGTTTTGTCGGATACATTTTTAAATTTTTTAACACCGCCTCTGCTCTCAAATCCAATAACCTTACATTACTATTTTAACTCTTGTTAAAGGGCATTTTGTCGGAAACTTTTTTATTTCTTCATAAAAAAGCACTTCGCATTTGCGAAGTGCTTTATCATATTCCCAATTAATCACAGTATACTGTTCGCCTATGTCCTATCTTCATAATAAGAACTTTGACCTGCTTCTCTTCTATCCTATAAATAATGCGATAGCTTCCGGCTTTACACCTATAATATCCTAAATAACCTCCGGTCATTAAGACAGCATTACAAGCGTTATAAGGATCATATCTCAGTTCATCTATAGCGTCTAATACTTTAACCTTGTCTAAAGGTCTTAAATTCCTAATGACTTCATCTACAAGAGTCACATCAACATCATACATTTACTGATACAACTCCCTAGAATATAATATAGGTTGTTTATCTTTTACACTGCGCTCAAGATCTAAAAGTTCTTTTTCTTCTTCCTCTGAAATCATGCAATCTTCAAAATAATCACGCATTTTTTCTAAAACTATTACTCCATTCCTTGCAGTTGTATCCCATGGGGATCCAGGCTCATGTGTAATTTGGCTAAGTTTTATCCCAGAATATTGCGCAAACCGATCATAAACAGCATTAAGCGCCCTCAATTCATGAGGGGAAAAATCACTTTCGTTACAATCTGGTACTATATCTATACCGCATCCACCAAATTGTGAATAGGCATTATACACAGACCTTACAACAGGTCCATGTTTCCAAGCTTCTATGCTATCTCTAAATAAAGGCCTATTGTAGCACCCCAAATAATAACCTTGTGCAAAATACAAAAGTTTTTGTAGTGCCATAGGAGTTAAATAGTTTTCTCTGCAATCGCCTGCTTCTATTCTGTTTTTTAATATAAACCAATTCGCAATATCTCTTGCAGTTTTCATAAAACCCACCTCCTATTCCACAAGACTACATACTTCTTATACAAAGTATATCATAACTAAAGTTCGCCTACAATATTTTTATTGATATTTTATCATATTCTAAAACAGCCTACGGGCTGTTTTATTTTCATTTATAAATGTGATATAATTGTGAAAAATACCGAATTGCGGAGGAATGATGCATGAAAGATTATTATGAATTATTAGAAGTGCATCCTAATGCTTCTCAAGAAATAATAAAAAAAGCATATGCCACATTAGCAAAAAAATATCATCCAGACACTACAAAACTTGATAAAGACTTTGCTAAAAATAAAATGGCAGAAATAAATGAAGCATACGAAATTCTATCTGATTTCCAAAAACGATCTAATTATGACAATATCTATAAAAATTCAGAAATACATCAACCATCAAATAACACTATTAACGAACAAACGAGAAAAAAGTCAATAGTTAATGTGCCACCAAAGAAATTTATTTTAGTCATTACATTCGTTATCTTTATATTCTATTTCATCACTCCTCCATCTCCAAAAATAAAATATGCTCCTGCAACAAATGAATATTTAAAAGATCCTATAGTAATTTCTTTTCTTCCATACAATCCAGGAAAAGCACTAGACTATATTAAAGATTTTTATGGAGAATTGACACCAGATCAGCAGTTAAAATTTAATGCTTTAGTCAAAACATTAAAAGAAAAAAATTTAAGTGACATTAATAACAATCCTATAAAAATCCCTTCAAACAAACCATTAATATATTCTGTTGCTGGTAACACACAAAAAACAGATCCTTCCATAAAGCCATTACATAAAGAATTGAGTGATCCTAATTTCTTTGATATAGAAAAAGAATACACAATTTTCGGTCGAACATTAGATAGTAATAAAAAACTATATAATTCTAAAGGGGCTATGTATGAAGTTATTACAAATGAGTTGCATTTGAGAAGAACGCCTAGTATAAATGGAGAAATATTAACAACATTAAATAAAGGTGATATGCTGAAACCAGATACCTCAAAAGATTCATATAATGTAAATTTTGATAATTATAATTGGTGTAGAGTCATACTAGAAAATGGAAAATTGGGTTGGGTAGCCACAAAATATTTAAAACTCAAATGTTAAAAATCGCAAGTTTCACACTTAATTAATCAAAATTGGGGGATATGATAATGCTTAAAAGGATTCTAATAATTTCAATAATTTCTATTTTATGGTGTTCAAGTATAGCGTTTGCATATGTTTTTGGTGGATCTAATTTAAGTTTGTCAATGTATCCAGAATTCAATTCATATTTACCTTACAACCCGAGTAAATATGAAGTTGAACTTTATGTCGAAGAAGCAAGAAAATATGTAGAAAACTGTAACAATGATATCCAGCGTATTTAAGAAGCACAAGCTGCGGCTATCCGTGAAGCAAATGACGCAATTTATAGATACAATAATGGATTCTGATAAAATACCCCCCTCAAATTTGAGGGGGTTTTCTTTTACCGTTCCTTTTTCGGCCTACGTCTAAAGATGTCGCCAGCTTCCGGCTCCATATCATTGAACAAGATATCATATCCGTTAAAGAATAATTTGTTTAATTGTGCAGGCACGCCTAATGCTGTTCCAACAAATGTAGCAGTAGGCTCAACCAATTCGTCATAATCTGCTTTGTCCTGGTAAACCTTTTGCACCTTACCGGCGGCACGTTCCATTTGCTCTATCGTGCCTTGTACCGCAGTCATTCTATACCCGTAAGTCTGCATTCCTAAAGCCCTGCTCCAGATAGCATTACCAACCTGCCCAACCGGTCCGGCTAAACTCATAGGGTAAGTAAGCAGTTCTTTTGATATCTTTTGATATTCATCCTTATCTTCTTCAAATGGATCTTCGGCCGACAACATCAAGTTTATAAAAGCAAACATTACAAACTTAGCTCCTACAAACGAAGTAAGACGCATTATGTCTTTTTCTTTTAAGAAGATATTATACTCTCTGGCCCACTGATTATATTGTGTATTGAAGAAGCCTTGGAAGGTAGTAAACAGTTTAAGCATAGGTCCGCCACGCAAAAGTGGTGCAACCTCCGTAACTCTGCTGCTGCCAAGTGTACGTCTAATAACCGTATTGGCAAAGTCCACAGCTTCTGCTTCGCCTGCACCAGCCCTGATTTTCTTGCCATACGCCTGCATCCATACTGGAATAGCAGAAAGATTATCAGTAGCAACCAGCAATCTTGTGCCAAATTCAACAGCTTTCTTTTCTATAGGATTCAGGCTTTCCATTTCTTTCATATCCCGCAGGGAAATATCAGGAAGCACAGACCTTTCTTTCATCCAAGGGGATTTACTGTAAACAAATTCCTTAGCCGATTTATAGCCCTCTGCAAGTTGCATATTCATACTGTAATTGCTCACAGCGGCAACGACATCACTATATCCAAAACCATCTACAGCATTACCATAAAGCAAGGGATTACCCAAGTTCTGAACGGCAGTTTTAAGATTAAGCATAATAGCAGCATTTACAGTACGAGCCCTAAGCCAGTTAGCAACACTGCCCATCCAACTTTCACCAACAGAACCGCTGTTAGTACCTTGAGGATTTGCCGCACGTTCAAGATATTCTTTAAAGGCGGAGAAATCGGCCAGGCCTAATTTTTCTTTAATCAGAGTATACATTTCCTGATCGTTCATAATTTTGCGGAAATCGCCCATAACCTCACGGAAACACAGATCATGTATCGCATCCATAGCAACATTAAACTCTGCTCCACGTTTTAGATTAACAGGATATTTAGCCTTAACACGTTCTTTTAAATGGCCTCGTCTGGTGCTCATTGTTCTAATATTGCGGCCTTGTCTGGGATCAGTATCAGAAATAACTTCTTGCCCAGCGTGTTTAGAACCAGTATCACCGTCACGCATCAGTGGGAAATAACCGCCACGCATAACAACAGTCTTGCCATCTGATAACGTCAACTCTACAGGCGACGCTTCTACTTTCTTAGGACTAAAACCTGTCCAACGAGTTTCAAGAGCTTCCATTTCAGACCAGTACATCTCTGCAATGTCTATCTTAGCCTGTGCATATTTTATATCCGCTTCAGTAAGATTACGCCCTAAGAAGTCAAGCAAATTGATTTTAGTCTGTACGATATCGCCATCTACCCACAAAGCAGAATTTTCAAAACCTACCGGTCTAGTGCTGCACAATACTCTGGCACTGCTCTCGTTTCCTAAATTCATAAGCATTTTTAATAAAACGTGCTTATCTACAGAAGTACCTAGCTCGTCATATTTTTCCTGATAATCGGCCGCCTTTTCTGCAGCTTTATCCGGCAGCCATTCCCTGTAAGCCTGCGCTGTTTTTTCCTCATATTCTAAAATTTTTCTTGTTTCATTATCGGCCGCTTCTCGAATAGCTGCGCCAAAATGTTTGCTGAAAAATCCATACTGCCAGTCGTCCATCATTTCAAAAAGATTGTCCGTACTGCGCAAAGATGCTTTTAGCTTCTCCATTACTGTAGGCTGCTGTGCAACGCCAACCTGCGGTTTCCAGATAGTTTTCATCTTATTAAGTGTTTCCTGTGCTTCAGCTTTAAATTCAGCATAGGTAGCACCTTTCTTTAAAGCATTGATACTCATTTCCTGTTTAGCGATCGCTTTGATATTTTTAAGCGCATTTACTACATCTTCAAGCTGGCTTGCCGTCATACGTTCACGAGGATTTGTAATGCTAACATCCTCATCCATTATCCAATCAGCAACTGCAACATTGTCATAAAGATCATCCATATCATTCAGATAGTCTGATAAAGTTTCTGTCTTTTCAAAATCAGAATAATCTTTACGCTTATAACCGAACCTTTCCATAATTGCTGCTGCTTGAATAAAGTTTCTTTCATTACCCCACGTTTCCCTTTTAGCTTTAGCCTGCTTCCTGAAATAATTCTGCCACTTAGCATACTGATTACGCAGTCTTACGCTTTCAACTACACAAGCATGATTAAACGCCTGGACGTTTTTATATCGGACCGCAGCAGAATAATCATCATTTTCCAATGCCACAGCAGCTTTAGCCGCAGCGTTTCTTTCGGCAGTAATATACTTTTGGGTATTCAAAGCCTCCTTTAATTTTACTCTATTCTGCAAGTCCATTTGCGCCTGGATTTTAGCTGTTTGCCTGCGTGCAACAGCAAGTTTTCTAAGAGTTTCAGCATCACGCTGACCCTTCAACAAACCTTGTGCTTTATCCTCAATAAGCTGTGCTTCTGTATTTATCAAAAGACCGCTCTCGTCATTATACATAGCATCACGTGCAGCTTCTTCAGCAAGCCCTCTCTCTTTGTAGATATCAGGGAAGGCGTCTTGCACCATTTCATCAATATGTCTGTTAACCGCACCATTAAAAGATGGTTCTGATATAATCGTTTTAGCCAGCTCGTCACCGGAAGTAAAACCATTAGCTTCAGCGATCATATCAAAAGTTGCCATTTTACTTTCATCAAAATTACCTTCTAAATATCTGTTAGCTACGCCCTTCGCTGTTTTTAAATCAGATGCAATATCAAGTATCTGCTCCGAAGCCATATATAACGGCTGTTTTGCAATCGCTTCTTTGACCTGCGGCTCTACATCTTCACGATATTTTTGAATCCGGTCTTTACGCTCCTGATTGAAATTAACAAGGCTTTCTTTTGTTAATAACTGTACTGCCTTATCGTGAGCTTTAGCAGCAAAATTACGCAGCATTTGCTTACGTGGTTCTGAAAGTGCATCTAATACAACATCTGGCAAAGCAGAAAAATAACCGTCAATACGCTCCATTTCTGATATTTGCTCTTCACTGGCCAGCATCCTGTCAAAAACCTGCCTTACTTCATCGTTGATTGGAACAGCATTTTTACTGCGCTTATCCGAAAAAACGGCGTTATAAACAGCAAGCAGCCATTTTTTGAACCTGTTAAATACCGGCTGCAGCTCTTTTGAGGGCGCCTTGCCTTCAAGCATATAAGTTTCTGCGGCCTCTGCCCAGCGTTCATGTGCTGCTGTTTTTTCTTCCTGCGACAAGCTATCCCAGTCTTTAGTTACACCTGCATAATCAAGCATAGTCTGACGGTCTTTTTTCATCTGCTCTGTAGCATTAGGGAGAGCCCCTTCACGCATGAGGTTCTCAATAAAGTAATGTCCGACAGCTTCATGAATAACAGTGCTCATATCAGCACCTTCAAACAGGCTGATAATTGCTTTGCCTTCTTCGTCCCAGGTGATAGCGCCTTTAGTTTTCCCTTCGGCTTGGTAGTATCCCTGCATTTCTTCTCGTCTCTTGCGAAGTGCATTTTCATCTGGTATACTATTATTAAGAAGACTGTCAAGGTCGGTTATTCTGCTAGCGGAATCGCTGCTAGGAGAAGGTAGCCACTTGGCAGTCTTTTCTTTATTTATATATGATACTCTACCTTTTTTTAGATTGTGTTCTATAAACCAGTTATAATCTGTACCACTTTCTCCGCCTTTACCGTACGCACTCGTAATTGCATTAACTTTATACCAACTACGCTCTACATCAAGTTCTAAAGGAACAATAATGGTAGATCCTTGCTTGTCCTTTAAATCAAGCACTACAATTTTACGACCAGAATAAGAATCTAATACCATCATTGGGTCAGCCATTGCGCGAGGAATTTGTTTCAACAGCTCCGGTGTCATACCATCAGAATGTCCGTCAAAAATATGTTTAATCTTACTTCCGTCAATAGTTACAGGCAAAATTTTACCGCCTGCAAGACCCAATGCAAGCGGTGTCGTCATAACATTATAGGTTTTAGTATCATTTATTTTCCCAGCAGTATATTCATCTACGATACCAGAAAAGTTATTTTCATCCTCAAGCAATTTTTCGTTAGCACTTTTAGTTTGCATATACCGGCCATTAGGAGTACTGACAACTCGTTTGAAGCTTAAAGGGTTATCTCTGAAATACTGCATAGGGTCATCAGGATTAGCAATCATAGCACGGCTGGTTAAAATAGCCAGGACGTCACCTGTTTCCTTTTGATTTAGTCCCGCTTCGGTCAATTCATTTCTAAAAGTATCAACTGCAGTTCTAAATTCCTCGTCGTTCTCCAACGCTTTTTTATAAGCGCTTTGGAGCGCTTTTTTATTTCTGGCGCGTTCTTCTGTATAACCACCCTGTTCAAAGGCTACGTTATTGCTTACAGCCTGGAAAAAGCCAGGATTTTGAGCCTCTGCCGCACAATACGTACCCATTGGCATTTCAATATCCTCACCACGAACAGCAGCCGCCTGCAGTTCAGAAACCTCTATACCAAAGGTATCTTTTACATCCAGGTTAGGATTTGCCTGCGCATATGTAAAAAGGGTTTCAGCATCTACATAAGCCTTTTCTTCTGTCGTTTGGTTCAGTACTAGTTTGCTGGCGGTAATATCTACGTCCTTACTGTTTTTCATCGTTTCCGCAGTACGTACAGCCTGCTCCTGCATAACTCTATTTGCATTACGGTCTACGGCAATACTTACCGAACCTCCAAGACCGCCAAACACCGCACCAATAGCACCGGAATAAGCGCCTCTTTTGGTGATTTCTCCAAACTCCTGATAAAATTTAAGTATTTGCTCTTGAGTGGAAAGATTCGCATTTTTAGCCCATATTTCAGCAGCGGCATCCGGGTATTCCTGAATCCATTCAGTAATGCCTTCTGTCAATGCAGTTTTAAAAACTTCTTTGGCCTTACCGCCCATAGTTGCGATTTTAGCGGCTCTTGCTCCTGCTCCCATGACTTTGCCCAAGCCCACTTTTTCAAGAGCAGACTGTGCAACAGCGTTTAAAGACGCCGCAGCTCTGGCTCTGTCATTAGATACCCCAGCTTCAGTAAGATCTAAATATTGGCCGCCTGCAATCTGACTGCCCATAAAAGCAGCAGCACTCCAGCCGCCTGTACTGATTGCAACGCCGACCTGTGCCGCTAATTGTGGTGCATTCTGCAGTAAGTCATAATAAAACTGGCCTGCCGCAGTTTCAGCCTTTACTTCTTCCGGCTTAAATATTTCACTGCCACCAATACGTTTGGCTTCTGTACCAATAGTTTTTAGCTTATCTCCACCAACAGCATACAAAAGCCGTCCTATTGTATCTGCGCTAAAAACCTTGGATTCCGTTGTCAAGTCAACATCTTTTTTATCTGCACCCAAATCAGCAAGCAGTGCAACTGCACCATAACCGCTGCGAGCAACATTCTTAAAACCATTTTTCAGCGCTGTAATACTTTTCCAGTTATTTTCTTGCTCGCCCCAAAATTCTGCAGCTTTAGTACCGGCAATGCTCATAAGCACAGGGTCTTTTAACGCCTCTGCTGTTCTTGGTGCGATTTGCTCATATTTATTCCAATCATATTCAAAGTTTTTAGGTAAATAATAATCAGGATTACGAGCTGCCATTTGAAGCGATATATTATTCGCATTAGCTCCTTGTAATGCTTTCGTCTTTAAATCTTCGGGTATAAACTTTCCGGCCGCAGCTACATCATATAATAAAGACCTTGCCATATTACCACTCCTCGTTAATTTCTCCTCTTAATGCCTCTAAATGACGCTGTTTTATAGCTTCTAAAACATCACCAAAATTCATTGCCGCCAAACCAGTGCGCTCACTGGCTCCCCAATCACTAAACCAGGGAGTGCTTTCATTTTGCTGTACTGCCGTATTACTTTGCTGAGGAATATCCAGTAAATGCGGAGCTGCATCCACTCCATCACGGACCGCCATAGCCGCAATCTGTTTATTAAGTTCTTGGATATCCATAGGACTATTATAAACAGCAGCATATTGAAGCGCTGAAATCTGGTATTTATCATTAGGATTTATGGATTCAAAAACTGTTCTTGCCTGTCCTAAATCAATATTATTGCCATTCTGTCTTTGATAAGCATCTATATAAGGATAAAGTTTCGGAGAAAGGCTGCTCTTTAACGAACCCCATTCACGTTGTTTGCTATTATAATTTTTAAAAATAGCTTTATTCTTCAAAATTCCCGGTTTATCCTTTGTCCCATACAATACACCATATCCATCGTCGTATCTTTTCTGAGGATCAGTTTTACCTTCTATTGCATTATCCAAGTAAATTTGAGCTTCTCCTCTTTCCACTGGATCAGAAAGTGCTTCATTGATCATAGTAGCTAACTGTTTATCAACATCCTTATTTCTTGGATCTTGATTTCTAGCAAAAGCCAATAACCTGCTTCTATCTGCTTCACCCAAGACTGTTGCGTTTTGGTTAATTAACGATACTGCCTCGGCTGGTGTTACAGTGCCATCGGTAATTGCATCCTTAATTTTTTTATAAACTGCACCGTTAGAAGATTCAGCAGCTGCTTTACCTTGTATTCCAATCAAGTCATTGCCGAATTTTAAAAGGTTCATTTCAATATCAACATCGCCGCCAGAAACATTATATACAAGGCTTTGAAACTCGTTAGGATCAATAACACCAGACTTAAATTTATTCCACATTTCTTGTTGCACGCTATCAATAATTCTTTTCTTATGGTTATTTTTTATTGCATTATTATAATTAACTTGGGTAACATAAGCATCCCATGCTTTATCTTTATCTTCTATGGATACATTTCTTCCTTTAGGTCTTGCAAAACCAGAAATATTTGCATAATCAAGTGAAATTTCCGCAACTCCATGATCTCCACTTTGTATTACTGTTCCGGTCTTTGCGTCATATATCCCTACATGGTCAACATCATTTGGATCTCCACCATAATTCCAATAAACAATATCACCACTTTGAAGTTGCGACTTATCAGTAAATATCAATCCTGCAGCTTTCATATCTTCAAATTGTGTAGGAGCCCAAGTATTACCTTCCTTACCTCCACCTGCAGCAATCCAATTATTACTTCTTATTGTACATGTGTTAGTCCCATAATTATTCCCAATATCTTCTCTTGCACTTCTGACAGCAGCTTCACCATCATATCCAAAAGCATCGCTGTAAATATACTGCCTAGCAGCTTCATAATCATCACCAAATCGTTCATACGCGGTTATGCCTGTATAATGTTCGTATTCTCTTTCTTTTCTAGCATGTGCAATCCTGGAATAAGCAAGCCTAGTTTCATCAGGCATGAAAGCTCCCCACTTTTCTATCATCGCCCCAGCTCTGTCAATATCGCCATTAGCTAAAGCAGTTCCAACAAGCGATGCCATTTTAGGAGCTAATAATCTTTTAGCTTCGCTTTTTATAAACTCGGGATCTTGCCCTTTATATCTATCCATAACAAGAGTAGCGCTTTTATCAAATTCCGACTTTATCAAAGCGTCGTTGTCATAATTTTGCATTGCAAAATTAAAATTTTCATCAATATTATTTGATAATGCTAAATCTTTATTAGCTTCAACCTGTTTATATTCATGTTGTCCAACCAACATAAATCTTTTCTGTGCATCATTATTAGCCCAATTATTAAAAACGCTAGAAGTTCTTTCAAGACGGAAATTATATTTTCCCATAATCTCTTGTCTTATTTTTTGTTCCTCGCTCTGAAATTTACCAGCAATCCCCTCTGCATTAGCATATTGAGTGTACATTAAACCATTCTGTGGATTATACAACAAATCAGAAATTCGTTTATCATATTCAGCATCAGCTTCTACAACTCTGGATTGATCAACACTTTCTATAAATTTCTGATAAGCTTCATTCACCGCACCCAATCCTCTACCAATAGCCTCGTATCCAGCGCCATTGCCGCCGTAACTGTTTAAATCTCCCGGGCGCTGTACTTGTCCCTGTATTGTATTAGGATTGACCTGTGGATCATATTGACTGAATTTCATAGGTTTAGACCTCCTTTTTAGGTATAGAAAAAGCGCTTCAACAAATTGTTAAGCGCTTAAAGGTGTGTTATAATGTTGTCCGAGATAGTTTAACTATGTTGGCTTATCAGTCCGTAACTGATTGGTGGTGATCCTATGAGCATATATCAAGCATTATCCCTAATGATAGCGTTTGGTATTCTCGTGGCTACCATTATTCTTGCCGTAAAATAGCAAGAAAATAAGCCCAACGTAAGGTCGCGGGCTCGTTTTCAATCACATTCTTGTTACGAGATGAGCTAACGCTACCACACGTTAAACTATCTCTTTTCACATTTTACAATTATGAGGGAGAGCCAGCGTGCGACCACTGACTATCTCTTTTCGTTTATTATATAATACATTTCGTACTAATGCAAGTTTAGAAGTAAGGATATTTTGATTTACCAAGTGGCGCGATGCCCGAATATGGACTTGTGTAATTATTTTGATAAGGCGACTGATAAACAAAGCCTCCGTTGGATGAACCACCTGTTTTCCCGCTGCCGCCGTAATTTTTATATGCGCCAAAAATACCAGCAGCAGTACCCAAGATAGTGCCTATATTCTGCTGCTTGGCCTGTTGTTTCACGTTATAAGCAGAAGCTCTTGCAGCGTTAGCCTGGTTCTTGTAATTCACTACGCCAAGATAGTTACTCCATTGGTCGTTGCGCTGATTACTCAAAAGCTGGTTACTGTCTTTTCTATAAGCCCTAAAGCTGGAATCACTAAGGTCAAGAGCTGTCCCCATATCGCCACTGATGCCTGCTGCGCCAAATGCGGCGGCCTGCTGACCTGCTACAAGGCGACGACGATCATTGAGCTTTTGCTGCTCATAAGCGTACTGCTCCGCTATCTGCTCCCCCTTCTTTGCCTGTATATCAGCGTTTTGTTCTGCAGCCTGTGCCTGCGCATCGTAATAAGCCTGCTGCGCTTTAGCCTGTTGGTTCGTCGCAGCTATAGAAGAAACTCCCTGAATTGCTGTAAGTCCTATTCCAAGTGTCACCGGATCGATACACATTTATATACTCCCCCCCTCAATTACGAACGGAAGAAACTCTTTTCCGTTCTTTTTTATTTTTATAGGAGCTAAGAACATTGCTCCCAACCTATCAAGCCACCGTATAGAAGCAGAATTGCCGCTGTAAACGTAATTATAAAGCCGCCCGTATTCTTTTACCCATTTTGAAATTAAAAGCCTGGCAACGCAAATAAGCAGCTCTTTTTTGAAACCGCTTATCCTTTTTGTCGCCAACATCCAAATCTCTTTACCCTGAACGCCTGGAATTTCAGTTAATCCTACAATACAGAGAATGTTATCTTCCATATCTTTATAAATGTAACAATGATCTGCATTTTCAATACTACCGGCAACAAGCATTATTTCGTCTTTCTCATATGCTTCCAGCTCCTGCCTATCACTATCTCTCAAATCTTTCAGCAGCGCTACAGCAATTCCAATAGCGTTATCAACGTCAGCCAATTCGACCTTATACTTTTTAGCCACCAAAAGTCACCTTCCTCGTTACGCTGAGCAAATTAAACGGATAAGGTTCAGTACTTGTAATACAAAGTCTTCCATCACGATCAAACCCACCTGCCGGTGGAATTGCCGTTTTATTTCCACTATACAATTTCATATTCTCAGTAACGCTAAATTCATCATAAGCAATAGCATCCTGATTTCCAAATTCAGTACCAACTTCACCGCCGAGAGTATTTTCAATGCGTAAAATCGCCTCTGACACCTGCTTAAACCTGCCCTGCATAGTTCCGTCCTGTAATTGAACTTCAACATTAGGAAGCTCAATATTCATAGTATACGGTAGACCTGCAACCGCACGTTTAATTTGTATAGGTAATTCAACAGTACCGTCATCAAGCACTTTATAATTTCTCAATACACGCCCATCACCTAAAACAGTAATATTATTGCCGGCAAGGTGACCAAGCCCTGTTACAATATTAGTCGCCTCATCCATATCATACTTTTTAGCGCAATCTAACATTACATAATCATTCGGAGCATCACCGTCATAGTTATTGTCAAACCGCTCAATATAACGAACAGTTTCTCCATTTACCACACGTTTAACAACAACATATACACTATCCTCATCACCTTCAGGAATATTCACTACAGCTTCAAATTCACCGTCAGTAATAATTCTTGACCATGCATATACTTCCTGTTCTCTTATGTAAGACAGACACGCTATCGTACCATCACTGCGCACAAAGTAAATTATGCTGTCCGGCTCCTGCTTATAAGCAGAATCAGTAATCGAAAGTCCCTTTATAATTTGTCCCGCCAGTATCGTCAATTCCATACCGCCATAGCTGTCGGTTTCAAAGCTGTAGCCCATATCCCGCACTGTCGAACCACGCCCCTGTACGAATACAATTCTATTGCCAATTGTAAGCGGCTCACAATTGCTGCAGCCCCTGGTAGTTTGCATCTTCGGTGTGATATTCGTCGGTGTCACGACCTCGCTCCCTGAAACGATCCATTCATTGCCCTGCGTTAAAACAAGCAAATCTACAGACGGAATTAAATGTAAAATATCAAATTGTTTCCTGCTGATAAACGAAGCGGCAATAGCGCTATCATCTGTTACTGTACCACTGACCTTTTCTACGCCAAAATTAGGATAATCACCGCTTCTAGACATCCAAACCATATACGGTCTTTTATTATTTCCACCAAAGCAAAGTCTATCTTGAAAAAAACATACCGTTTTTGGATAACCGAAATTGCTATTCCAAGCTCCAAAAGCATAAGTAGTAGTACTTTCTGTAGAACCAAACGGTTCGTTTACCATAGCTTTAATATTATATTCGTCGATATAACTAACTATTTTAGCTGTGCCGTCTTTAGTATACGGCAGTGCAGTAAGCGTAACAGTCAGATCACCGCTTGTTATAGAAGCTTCTATTCTCAAATAAGTTGTATCTGTTACTGTACCGCTTTCAGTAGCATTAAAATTATTTGTAGCAGAATATTTACGATATTCTTTCCACGTTGTACCATCCTCACTTTTTTGCACTTGAAAACTTCCAGTCCACGTTCCACCGGAAATAACCTTCCAGCTTTCTCCAACGACAACCGCTCCAGTCGTTCCTGTAGCATTGTCTTTCAAATTTAATTCTACCGAGGACGATTCTACCTCATGTGTCAGCCTAATATTACCATCAATCAATCCCTCGTTAAAAATAGGCCTATTGCTTGTAATGGTCACAGTGCCTGTTGTACTGGACGGTGTAACCTTCGGATTATCCTGAAACGCTATAGTAACCCAGCCATTTGCCCCATCTGTCCCTGAAAGATTGTTATCATCATAAGCAACGCCTTTCTTACCGCCAATGCCACCATTGCCATAATTGATTCCATCACTTCCGTTTTTTGCTCCATGCTTTTCTGAATAAGCCGCAGTAGCTCCTCCACCGCCTTGTGCTACCCATCCAAAAGCACTACTGCTTCCACCGTTGCCGCCAGCATTACCATAACCGGCTCCATAATGTACGGCTCCGCCTTTTCCTCCGGCTCCTACGGTTACAGGAAAACTATCACCTTCGGTCAAATCCATCTCAAAACTGTAAAATCCACCACGTCCGCCAGTCCCGCCAGAGCTTTGTTTATCACTTGCTTTCCTTGCCACACCACTGCCACCGCCACCAGCACCTGCAACTTCTATTGTGTAGCGGCCATCTTTTGGCACTGTATACGTATAATCACCAGGAGACGTATAAACAGCGCTCTCAACTAAATCCATCATAACCTCATCTTCAAAATAAGCATGAGTAATTTCAAAATCGCCAAACTTCCAGTCCGTTTCGCTGTATCTTGCTAATTGTTTCACCGGATAACTACCGCTCGTAATATATATAACATCCGCAGACTGAGCAAATCTTAATTTTTCCAAATCAGATTCTGTAAAAGGAGTTACTATCTCTATACCAAGATATTCCCCGTTTCTATGTATTCTGATATACTGATCCCCTATTTCAAGCAAATAATTAATATCGTCAGTAAAATTAAACCCCGCCAGAATACATCTCTTATCAGCATATTTTGTAGCAATACAGTAAACAGTTCCGCTGCGGCGATACACGGGCCCATAAGGGCGAATATAACAATTCTCAGCAGTCAAAAGCGCATACTGATATTTATCCAGATCAACGCGGTTAGCTACCGCATTAGATATCTCTCCTGCAGTAAATGCCGGCTGCAGTACATAAAAAGGATTTGGTCCACTTCCTCTAGCCATAAGTTCACATCCTCGCAGTAAAGTATTTATCAGGGTAGTCCAGCTTATCCTGACGTTCAGCGGCCGTAGTATATTTTGCCCTGCTAAGAGCTGCCTGTGCCAGTTGATATTGTGTCTGCTGGATAGTCCCATTGCCATTTAACTGTAAGCAAATATTAAAAGCCAACATCCTCGCCAACGCCTCAACAAAATCAGAACTGAAAAGCTCTGCATCCTCTGCGTCATATGTGTACTCCAAATATGCTTGGTACACATCACATCCTATAGCCTGCGTATTATCACTAATCAAAAACAAATCATACTTATCTCTATCCAAGCTGTTTACAGTCTCTTTCTCATTAAAAATACGTCTTGCACACACACATTTTTCTGGATATGCATATACATACTTCCAATCAGGATTTGAAGCATCCAGTTCTGCAAGCCTAATAATCCTCTTGGCAAAGCCCCAGCTATATTCACGCAATAGACCTTTTCGGCTATGGTCATAAAACAGCTTGCACTGCCTTGCAAGTTCGTTATTCTCATCAATAGAAGAAATGCGGCCTTTAGCTAAATAAGCCAAGGCCATATTGCAAATATCTGTATTATTCATCACGGAAACACCTCCATGTTATTTTCCGCTTTATTAAAATAGGGACGCCTTAAAGACGTCCCTAAGTGCTTGTACATAGCCGTCACATGACTACATAGGTGTTATTTAATATTTTCTCTAATAAGCCTAATCAAATCTTGTTTACTGGCATTTGCCGGATATTTAACATCGGCATTATAGAGCTTAGCTCTTAATTCATTGGCCGACATATCTTCAAGCTTTCTACCCGGCATTACAGTATTACCATTACTATCTAAAATCATTTAAAATCCACATCTACAGCGAGCGCCGCAACAATTTTATCAGCCGTTGCATTAGTTGGAGTGCTGGAATCACTAGCTTTGATGCGCAGGTATTCTTTTACTCCCAAAGGCACCTTAGCTCGTACAGGAGCATTGTCGTCCAGAGTAAAGCTTCCCAGCACTACAGCCTCGCTGAACGCTTCATCATCAGCAGTTTCCAGGGTTAAAACAACACTGCCGCTTTCAAGCTTCGGTCCTACATAAAGCCACATTGGATTGATGCTGTCTCCGCCGCCCATAGCGATAATATCGCCAAGAACACCGTCAACTAATTCTGCAGCAGGTTTCTCAAAGAAAATATTTTCCTTATCTAATCTCATTATTTTTCACTCCTCACGCTTCAATTTTAGCTTCGTCTTCACGAATGCAGTCAAGTTTACGTACACGCATACCATCTACATTTAATACTTTAATGCCATTGGCCAGCGTTTCCATTTCAACATGAACGTTATTTTTATCGATCAAGCACAGTTTGAACAGAGTATACATGCTGCGAGAACAGTACATCATAACACTGTCAGGATTTCTCAACCGGTCATGAACGCGAATAACATTCTCAATAATCTTCTGCTTTTGAGCAGAGGTTGCAGATGAAAACTGTGCTGCATCAATATTGCGAATAGCTCCTACAGCTCTATAATCACGAATAGTCAAGCCTACATTCCAAGTCCATTTCGTAATCATAGCTTCAAATTCAGTTCCGTCATCCGCTATTGTAGTTTGTTGTCCAAGATCTTCTTTCTTCAAGCCAGCGCTACCATTTTTAGGGAACACACCAGAGCATGTACGTTCTCCCCAATTTACAAAATAAATAGATGTATTTTTGGTACCGCCGCCAGCATTAAGAGTAGTATAGCCTTCAGCCGTCGGATCATCACCATTGCCAAAATAACGATGTCTGATATCGAACCCGTTAAATTCATCCGGAACCTCGCTAAGTCCGCCATAAATAACATCTTTAGCAATACGATCACCAAAGCCGGCTACAAATGCTAGATCCTCGCTATAACGGAAAGCTGCAGGATCATTCTGCAAACGCAAAAGCTCTACATCCATCTTATTACGATTTTCGTATAAAGTAGTCGTATCATTAATCTGTTTTACTCCGCTCTTTTTATAAGGAACACCAGTATTGATACGACGGATAGAAGGTTCAGGAACTTTTGTACGTTGAGTAGTCACGATCCCAGTAGGAAGATTGCCCTCCATAAAAGTCATTTCTTCTAAAATTGGATTAGATTGAGACAATACCTCAATAATATCATCTACATTTCCAGAAGGGTCAAGTCTTCCCCTCCAATCAGCTAAGGTATATGCCAATTGATTTAAAACTGCCATTATTCATTCATCCTCTCTTATTTTAATTTACTAAAATCTGTTTTGTCATAGAATTTTTCAAGGCTGCTTTCCTGTGCGGCAGGAGCGCCAGCGCCTTTACCCGGGTCACTCTCCAAAAACTTCCCGAGCATAGAAAAAGCGCGGATAACTTCAATTCTGTTACCTGCGCCTGTTTCGTTTAACGCCTGCCTGATACCAGGAACCGCTTTCTCTACATGTTCCACCGCAAGACCGCAAAGACTAATGATACTGTCGAACTCTGTCCCAAGTTCTTTCTTTGCAGCCTCACCCCAATTTTGAACTTCTGTATTTCGCTGCTCTATAACAGCATTCATAGCAGCTTCTGCGATTCCTTTACCCCATTCGCCGCCATACTTAACAATAGCGTTAGCCTGCTCATTATTAAGCCCCATATCCTTAATGACCTCTACGAACTTATCGCTCTCTTCCTGGCTGAACTCAAAGTCATCCATAGCGGAAATAGTTTCTTTAAAGTCATAAGCAATTGGTTCAGCTTCTTCCTGTGATTGAGTTTCTGCTTTACCACCAAGAAGGGTATCAGCAGACTGTGTCTCCTGTTGAACCTCTTTCTGCTGTTCAACTACTTCAGTGCCCTGCGTGTTATCGTTGGCACTCGTGTTAGTTACATCTTCCATTAGTCATCGTCTCCTTCCAATTGTTCGGCAGCAATTTCCTGCGCTTTGATTTGAGTTTTTATATATTCAAGCTCAGCCTTTTGTTTGAGCTCTACTCCAGAAATACCAAGGCTCTTAATATCATCGAGAATTAATAAACCGACTTTTCGCATACCCTCGTTATAAAAGGTCTGTGAATTGCCGGTAAAACTATCTATATTGATTTTTGTTTTATCAAGCAATCGCATTAAAAACCAGCGTCCGCTTTCGCTATTTAAGATAGTTGATAGTGCATCCTGATCGCGTTTGCGAAGCTCTCTTTGAAAGAACGCCTGCAATTTAGCTTGCCGGCTATCCGCATCTGTAATACTCTTATACCTCACCTGCGCCGCCTCCCATGCCTAACCAAGCTGCCATAGCTGGGTTACCATCATTTGCAGCCTCAGTCATGTTCTTTGCCGCCTGTGCTGCCGGTGCTGCTGCCTGCATAAGAGCCATTGCTTCCTGCGTCTGTTGCTGCTCTTGTAATGCCTGCTGTTCTTGCTCAATAAGCTTCTTAACATCATCGTCGCTACGTTGCATAGCAGCGGGAGCACCAAGCATTTCAAAGTATTTGGACAGTGTTCCTATAGGATCAACCTTCTTGAGCACTTCCGGCCAAGCCTGCGCCATCTGCAGCGTAGTAGCAAGAGCCTGTTCGATATTAACAAGTCCACTCATTTTCTGCGCTTGCGCCAACGGGGAAATATACTCAATTTTAATATCCTCATCGCTTATACGTTCCTGAATCTCAGGTGGTATCGGTGGGAATGCTCCAGACCTTTCGAGGATGTTGTATATTCTAACAATAATCGGCGTTAGGAACTCATCCTGTAACCGTTCGACTACAGGCCCTAGCTGCTGCAACTTCTCCTGTGTGCGTTCCATAACCTCGCGCGCCGTCATTTGCCCGTTATCAACACTATCAAGCATCAAAAATAAATCTGCACTATAGTGCCTTTTGATTGCGTCCTCCGTGCGAATGATCTCCTGAGAAGCATGGTCAATATCTAAATTGACCTGGAACAGCGGCTGAACGAACTGCTGTGACTGGTCATCCACAGCTGTCATCCCGCCAGGAATAAGATTAATACCACCGTTGTTCAGCAGCGAAGCCGGTCCTTTCATTGGAGGTTTAACCCCAATCTCAATAGCTGTAAGTAAATCTTTTTTCATAGTCTGAAGTGCTTTACTATCGCCTTCAGCGAACCAACCTGGCCCTTTAGCGTACGGTTCAAGCCCGTTTACAAGATACCTTGCAACTGGTATGGCCCATTCTTCAAACCCCCCAACGTATAAGAATTCATTATCCTGCGATTTATCAAGCCAATACACAGACCTATAAGGCATATTCAACCTATCCATATATCCTGGCAGGCGTTTGTCATTTGGTTCAACAAGCCAATTGACAGTATGCTTTTTATCAAGTCCAGTACCATTAGTCGCTTGCTGCTGCAAATGTTGAGGCAGGCTTTCCTGTCCAAAACAATCAACTATCTGTGCTAATGACATTTCATATTTTCGAGCGAATGTCTGCACCTTGCCAAAGCCGTCTACACCAAGAGCATAAGTCCCAATAGTCATAGGTACACATCTAATACCCGTACTCGGGTCATAAAAAATTGCCATTGGGCATTGTCCAAATGGCAACTCAAGATACACCGAATGTATGCTATTGTAAAAATTACTCTTTGAAAGCACCGCAGATACTATTTCTTGCCTGATATCCAACACTCTCGTGGCTTCAATATCACCACTCATCGCACTATTGCTAAACCCTAATTTGAACCACTGACGACTAGGAGGGGTTAAACCGCTCATTACTCCTGCAGCAAATACTTGTGCGGCCAACCATGCAACGCCCTGAGCAATTTCCAGATCACGTCTGCGGGCAGGATTAGTTTTATCTGCCGTATTATCGAATTCGCCTATAAACGGCAACTGATAATCTCTAATCGCTTTCCAACGAATTTCATAATCAAGTCTTTTTTCATAAAGATCTCTCATCTTTCTAATCAGTTTTCTTTTCTCTGGCCAGTAGCTTTTTAAAGACGGCCCATCTGCTGGGTGTGTTTCTGCCGGCGCTCGTGCTGCTATAGTTTCAATATCTTTTTGCTTTAATTTAGCTTTAGCCATTTCATAACCCCTAACCTAAAGTCTTTCTGCCAGTAGCGTTGCCTGCAATAGTATTGCGATCAGACGACACTTGCGTAGAAGCAAAGCCACGCCTTTTGTTTTTCTTTGCCGGATCTGTTTCTGTTCCTGTCTCTGTACTGGTTACCGTAGTAGGCGCCGGAGGCGTTTCAACAACTTCTGGCATTCTAATGCTACCGCCGCTAAATACTTTTTTAAAAATTCCCATACTATCACTCCTTAAAATATCGAATAATCTGTATTGCACATCATCTTACGGCCATACCCAGGATCACCCGGTTTCAACCTCGGATAAACAGGCCTTGCAAAAGTCAAAGCAAGGCCATCTGCAAGATCGGGGCTTTTACCAATCTTTTCCTTAATTTCTTCTTTAGGCTGCAAAATGATTTTGCCATGTTTACTAAACTTATACTCTACAATACTAAGCTCGCTTTTTAATTCCGGCATATCAGGTATAGAACCACCAGACTTGAGCCATTCAAGCATCTTAAAATACATCTCAGCACGGATATTTTCAAAACGCTGTTCATGCAGTGCATTGCCCTGAAAGTAAACTTCACTGATATTGTTGTACCCCAACTGCTTAATTCGATCTATAACTCCAGCACCCATGACTCCGGCGTCAATAAAAGTCATATCGGCCTTATATCTGATCATCGCATCAATAACTCTTGCCGCCATATCCATAGTGTCCAGGCCTTTGTAAACTAAAGGCTCATCTACCCACAGTCCCTGTCGCTTAAAAATAGTAGATCTGTCATCACCATATCTGGCTACATCAACACCAAGAATAACTGGAGCACCCTGCACATCTTTTTCTGTAAGCAGTCTGTGTGCTGCCTCCGTAACCAAATCAATAGGAATAACAACATTACTAGCCGATGCAGTAAAATCACAATAAAGCTCCTGACGTATTTCTATATCCGTCATATCTTCCATCATAGATTTAAGTTCTGCTTCGTCCAGTACACCGCTTTCATCAGCTCTATAAAGACAGGTAAACCATTCCTCGCTGCGTTGAGCTCTTTGGTATATCTCATAAAACTGATTCTGTCCTTTAGGCGTTCCTATGAAATATGCGAACCCCTTACGATCAGCTAATGCCGGACGTATTACCTCGCCCCATAGTTCAGGCTTTATTTGAGCGTATTCATCAAGGACAACACCGTCCCAGTAAGTACCGCGAAGAGCATCAGGTTTATCTGCACCTATAATATATATCCTTGCCCCAACAGCATTTTTATGCTTTGACGGCAGTTCTATAAACAGATCACTTTCATTGACCTTTCTTCCCGGAATTGCGCTTGTGTAATATTTCAAATAGTTCCAGGCAATCATCTTAGCTTGGTTTCTAAACGGCGCCACGTATGCGAACTGAGGACTTATAAGCGTATTCTTAATAGCGCTCTTACTCAATTCGTTTATCATTCCTACGGTCTTGCCATAACGTCTGTGCGCTACTATAACAGCAAAACGATATTTATCAAGCGCAGGATGAATTACATCTTTCCAAAGAGGTCTTGGTTTGTATGGTATAGTTATTACTTTCAACCGTCATCACCAGCCCAGCGGAATGTAATAGGTTCTCCATCTTTGCCGCTGACCTCACGTTTCTCGACAAACGCTGCTATTGATTTTCCGTATAGCTCAGATGCTTTAAGCCTATTATTCATACGCTCTTCTTTATCGTCTATCACTTCTAGCCAGAACTTCCTTAATTTGCTAAGTTCATCTATGATATCTTTCTGTTCATCTGCAATTTTTTCTTCAGTAACAGTTTGAAGCTCTGCTACCCTGTCAACAATGTGCGCCTTTGTTAACAGCCTTGACGCAGCCTGCCTAGCGCTTTTCGCTGAATATCCTGCATCTATGGCTGCCTGCTCTTGTGTTTTACCACCTACAGCCATAAGCCGACAAAACTTCTCCTGCCTTGGATCTTTTAATGCAGCCATATCTCCTTCACCACCTTTGCAAATAAAAAACACCTAACCGAAGTTAAGTGCCTTAGTATTAAGTTATATGCTAAATTTTGATATATATTGCCGTGTTTTATCGGTTTTTTAATGCCGAATTATTCATATAGATTAAATGGTAATTAAATAAGCCGCTGTATTACCCCAACGGCAGGGCAGTGTTCAAGCGCTAAGCCTGAACGTTTCACCTTTGCAGGTTATCCCGTTACTAGGTTTCCTTGCGATGTTTTGATACTACCAGTGCGGCCGCTGCAAGCCGCACGGTAGGTGCTATGGGTAGTTATCCGCATCATTCATACGATAAGTTGCAGCTATCATATGCCATCATACGGCGAACGCCATAGCCGATATATTAGCATACGGTTTGCCACTTGCTCGGATAATGAGCGGGTTACTGCGTATGCGTTATATCAAATTGAAGATTACACTACTCTCAAACCCAAGCTTGTTGTAAGCCTACTTACTTATAATACTATTTTAACTCATCAGAACAGGTAATTTGTCGGATACATTTTTAATTCTCAATAATTTTTTTTCTAGTGCTAAAACGACAGCATCGTTTAAAAACTCTTCGCGAAGCTCGTAGTAAGTATCTCTATTCATCCCTTTTAGTCCAGCAATTACTCCTGGCGACTTATTATATTCATAACGCTGGAACATAGCATCTCCTGTTGCTTGTTTCTCATGAACCTTATACGTCTCAGCTATTACTTCAAGCCATGCTTCAGGATTTATTACTATAGTTTGATAAGGGCCTTGTCCCCACGAAATCATCTTGATTGGTTCAATATTCTTTAGTGCAGATGTTTCTGTTGGATTACTGATAAAAGCATGACCGCCACCCCCAGTATGCCCTTTCTTTGCAGTACGCTGCTCTCTTTCATCATCAACAGCTTTCTGAATATATTTCCTATTCAAAAAATACCACTCTGTATGCTTTCGTAACAGTTCTATTAGCATATCAGTCTCCTTCTAGCTTTTCTTTATAAAGTTCGATTGATTTATTTTTAAACCCAAACCCCTTAAAACTAATATAAACAAAAACGTTAATATCCAATGTTCATATACAAATTCAAATATCCATTTTATTAGATCAGGATAATTCATGTCTTCACTCCTTGATCTCAATTAATGGGCAATATGTATGTCTACCGCTTTCTAAAACCTTAAAATTCTCTCGTACGCCCTCGATATCTATACAAAGAATATTAGGCACTAATGCTTTGCCATCAACTTGACAATACTGCCCACTTTCATCTATAAAAGGACACTTTAAGCAATTCTCAGGCATATCCATTTCTTTAATTGCTATCATATTTTTTTAGCTCCGTTCTGTCAGCCCAAGTAATCCTACGCGATTTAAACTTAGTTGGCATAGACATAACAGTAAGCTGAATACAGTTACTACATTTTGGGTTTTCGCTCAACTCACTGGCCTTTCTATTATTAATGCACAAATAACAATAGTCTAAGTATTTCATTTTTTACTCCTACATTCTTACCCAACGGTTTTTGTTCTTAGGCATAAATTCAGAAGGTCTAGCAAAACTGTATTTCTCATTAGGCTTACAGTTACCACAAATAAAACTTCCTAGATGTTTGCACTCGTGGCACCAGCCTACGTACTTGATTTCAGGTTTTTTCATAATTTACACCGCCTTTCTACATTCGTCACACAAATAGTCAAACTTTCCCAAAGTACCTTCCGGATACTCACTATCAACGTCTATACGCCTTCCGCACTTGCAGCACTCACAAAACCACCCGTTTTCAAAGTAGACCTTTAACGGAAGATTATTGATACTGCCGTATTCGTCCGCCCACGGTAATCGGCTAACGTTGGCATCTAAAAAATCAATATCCAATTCGCTAGCCCCTTCTCGTTTTGCTTGACCTCTTGTTTTTCCGTATACAATAACGGCGTATCCATCACCATTGCGCTCCTCACAGCGATACGCTTTCATTTACTCCGCCTCCTTCGCCGATTAAAATAAGTTTCAAACAAATTTATCTCTCATCAAACCTATTTATAAGTCGGCCAATCTCTTGTACGGACACAGCATCAGCATCATACATCAATTGCAAATAAAATTTACTCAAAGCTAATGTCGATTTTTTTTTGCAAATTTGGCACTCTGCCGTAATTTTATAGTACATAGGATATTCTATGGTTCTCAACTTCAAGAAATCTATACAGCTATGTTCCACTACTCCACCGCCTTAGTCGCAGACATATTTTTTATTAACATACCCTTTGATATCTGCAGGATCAAATGCTCTGTTACATTTTGGGCAACAGGGCAACATAGCATTATTCCCCCGGCCCATATTCTTTTCCATTTCTTTAAGTGCTACTCTGTATGGTTTATAGCTGTGGGCTATTTTCCAAAACCGTCTAGCACTTTCCATGTATCTACCCCATTCACGGTTTTGCCGTTCTTCAAAAATTGCGACCATGAGCATTGCTGCAAACGGATCTATAACTGCACCGCATCGTTCGCAAAATATGAGATGACTTTCTTCATCTATGCAAAGTTGTGGTTTGACATAATCAACACCATATTTATTATTTTCATAACATTTACAGGCCGAAAAAAACTTCTTTTTTGATACCATACCTACAAGACTTCTAATTTTCTCCACTACTCCACCGCCTTAAACTTCTCTAAAGTCAATGTCCGGGTAACGATATAGCAGCATCTTCTTTTTGATCAGATACACCTGCGTCCGCATCCCTTTTGTATCGACGTAATATATATGCCCGTCAGCTTCCGTCACCTTAAAATCAGCTCGATAAATAATCGGCCTTATCTTTTTACCTGCAACCTCATAACCAGGCTGTAAAACAAATTTCGGCTGTAATTCAATGCTTTTTACTGCACCGGTACGCTGCTGCCAAAGTAGGTCCTCATAGTATTTTGCTTCTTTCCTACTATCAAAGCGAATCCCGTCAACCTCAGTTATTGCATTACCATATTTCAGCACAGGTACAGCCCCAGGTAAATTCGCCGGCGCCGTTACGCTGTCAGAACGAACTTTACTTATAAGGTGTGCTGGCAGTTCATTCCACGTCGTCATTGGTACATCGCCAAGACATCTTCAAGCTCTTTCTTCTCTCTCCGATACCGAGCCACTTTCCCGCCGATCTGACTATTCTTCCGACGCAGATGTTTGAGTTCAGTCAGTATCTGCATAAGTACTGGCTTTAATACCGGTATATATTTATCCTCTGGCTCATCTTTAATCATTGCCATCATGGCTTTTATATTGATTGGTTTCATTCACTGTTCTCCTTTATTTGAACAAGGTTTCTTCTAACATTTTTCTTTTCAGAACAGATGGACGTCGCGGTTTATATCGTCTATCCCCTATCGGATCTAACACATCTACTGCACAAAAGCAAAAATCTTTGCATTTATTGACACGCTTTAATTTTTCTATTGGCAATATAGCATTTATGCTTGTATTCGGAATTGCTTTAGCGTCACAATAATAAATATCGCCTGCATCCATACAGTTACTACAATAACGACAGTATTGCTTCATGCCTTACCACTCCAATCTTATATTTAAAAGGGCGCCCCCCTACGGGCTAATCACCTCCGCAGGGGTATACTTCCCCTTATCGCCAGATCTGCCACTCTACAGTAACCTCTGCCAACGCACAGCCGAGCTGCCATAAAAATCCAGCGGCAAAGATAAATAATAATGTGTATACTGCTTCACGCTTCATTTTCTACCTCCATAATTGCCGCGAACACAAGATATACCTGCTGCGGCACACAACCATTACCTAACGCCTTTAGTCGTTTCGCCCTGTTTTTTTGCCCAACTATTACTCTTGGCGGTTCATATACTCTTGGCGGTTCATATGCGTATTGCTCTACATTTATTGCAGCAGGCCAGCCCTGCCAACTTTCAATATCCTCTTTTGCTACATTGATGTCAGTCCAGCCTATAGGTAATCCCATGAGTAGTTCTACCCAATCAGCGTTTAACTGCCCTTGTTGCTTTTCATACACAACAAAATCAAGACTATTCCTTTTTCGTCCATCTTTTCGCACATTCGCCGAACATCCTCCCCGCCAATCTCTTTGGGTTGGTGTCGGCCAATTTACCGCCTGACTTAAATTAACGCTGTGCATCGAACCTGGCTTTTGTTGTGTTGATTTCAAATTACCAGTAAAAGTATCTGCAACTGTTGGCGTAGGCCAGTTCTTTTTAACTGCAAGGGTTAATGGAGTTCCACCTTGCAAGTACTGCTTCTTTCGGTCGGATGTATCATTTGTTACTGTTGGCCACAATGAACACTCTTTGTCTTTGATGTGGCGCTCCAACATCGGCAGCTCCATAGCATGACCATCCAACACGATACCCCATTTCGGCCAGGTCTCGCAAAACAGTTCCGAATCCTCCCCCCGAATCCCGGCAGCAGAGATTGAGAGTAACCCGCGCACGTTTTCTGCCACGATCCATCTTGGCTTAAGTTCGCGAATAAGCCGGGCATACTCTCCCCAAAGACCGGAGCGGGTAACGTTCCCTTCACTATCAACGAAACCAGTTCTTTTACCTGCTGTGCTAACATCTTGGCACGGAAATCCTCCGCTGATAATATCGATCTTGGATATTCCATCAGTTTTAAGTTTTTCTGCCGTGAGTTCTCTGACATCTCTGTAAATTGGGACACCCGGAAACCTCCTTTGCAATATTTTTTGCGGGTATTCTTCGATTTCGCACAAAGCCACTGTTTCTATTCCCGCCCAGCTGGCAGCAAGGTCAATCATACCTACCCCGCTAAATAGCGATAACATTTTCATTGTCCTCACTCCTGCTCGCTACTTATGCTAACGCATTCCTTGTCCTGCAATCTTTTAAAGTTGTTAAATATCTCCCGTGCTTTAACAGCCCGCAGATCATCTGACCACATCAAGCAGTTCGGGCAAATATGCACCTCAAAATATCGACCTCTGTTTACGTGACTACCCGCCGTTGTATCCTTATGGCATATATCGCAATTCATAATCTCACCTCAAAACGGTTCTGACTTATTAGTGTTCAGCTTGTCAATACCTTCTGGTGTAGAGTAGTACCCTCTTGCAAGATTTTTTCTTATAACCTCTTCTTTGGCATCGGCATAAATCACAGACGCTCTAAAGTTATAATTCGTAAGTTGATAAATCAACGTGTTACAGCAAGCCTTAACGTCGATAATCTCCATCATCAACGCCAGCAGCTTATCTTCTGTCGGCACTTTTTTAAACTCTATGTAAGCAACTTCTACCTCAGCCAATTCTTCTTTGATTTTTGCAATCTGTTCTTCCGGTGTTGCGTCCCTGAATTTATAACATGGTGTTGTTGCTTTAATTTTCATCGTTATCACTGCTCCTATAATCAAACTTTAAGTAAATCACCTTGACGACATGCTGACCGTTTTGGTACTACATCAGGCACTAACGGATGATATTTATAACACCGCTCACGATCAGCAACCACATAAGTAAATCCGCTTTCTTTGTCTACTCTCAAAAACGGTTGATGTCCGCTGTATGGGCAATCAACAGTGTTAATACATTCAGCGCATTTTCGTTCAACATCTGCGATAAAGCTGATATCGCTGCAATTACGCTTTATGAAGCCATCATCGGCGTCAGGGAAAATCCTCTTTGCTGCAGCTCTAACTTTCTCGCTTATTGGCTGCCGTAGTTCGCCAAATGTTTTACCGGCAGCAAGATCAGCAAACAACTTTTTAACAAACTCATTTGCCGCTTTAGAATTACGCTCAATAGCCTTCTTCTCTGCACCGATTTTATTTTGTCGCAGGATTGATAAAGTATTATTAATATCTGCCCATGTTGGCCAATATTTATTATTATCAGCGATATAATCAACAGTATCGCCCCACATCTCAATGTCTGTGTATTTATAACGCTCCAGGGTTTGCCTTTCGATAGTTTTTTTTGCATCTTCGCTTCCCCAGTTTGGCTTTAATCCCGCCGCCTGCCACACTTCATACGCTGCCGTTATCTCTCTAAGTTCCAACATACGGCATATCCCTCACTTCCTCCCAGTCCAGCCCCATAAAACAAGCCAGTCTGTATTTTCTTTTCTCTGGAGGTATCGCTGCCCAGCGCTCCTTATTTTTTGCAATCCATTCGTCTTTCTCCTGTGCTTCCCTGTCAGCAGCTTGCACTGCTTCAGACAATTTGATTTCATCCGTCCAGCGTTCATCCTGCAAAAAAGTATCAGGATCAGGTATGTACCTTCCGTTCTCCTCCTGCCACTGATTAGTTTTTTTGTATCTCTCAACAGCAGCATTAATCAATGCATACTGTTCTTCAGAGTGTACACGCATATTCATCCATGCTATTCTTGCAACAGGCTTTTTCCTTTTCGACGGATATAATTCCCAAAAACATTCAAAGCCTTTTTCTTTTTCGTTAACCTCTAATCCATTTTGGGTTTACTCGCGTGCGTGCGCGTTATTATTATTATTATTATTATTATCATTGTTTATCATTGTTTATCATTGTTATATTATTATCATTATTGTTAGATGTTAGCTGACTGTTAGGTTGTCTGTTAGGTGTCTGTTGACCGTCTGTTAGCTGACTGTTAGGTTGTCTGTTATCGACTTCCCTTTTTCCTTGATAAACCTGCCAGTTTACTATAGTTATCAGCCTTCCAGTCTTTGTTGATTGGTCTGTTAAAAAATTCATATTTTCAAACTTTTTTAACGCAGTCCTTACATTTTGGACTGTTAGTCCATTTCCGCAAGCTTTTACGATATTAGGCAAGCTGGTTATAAATTGTCCCGGTTGGCAAATAAATTCTTCTCCCTGCCAATACCACTTTTTTTCACTGTGATTTGCCATTAAAAGCAGAGTGATTAAAATTACCTTTTGCTCAACTGTCGTAACCTGCCAAATCGGACTATCTAACAATTTTCGATGTAAAGCAATAAACCCAGTATTCATAGCACTTTACTCCTGATGGTCATATTTTGTAGATAAATACGCTTTTACCTTTTGCCCAATTACAACGCCCTCGGCGGCATTGTGGCGCAGGTAATGGCATTTATTACAAAGCATTGCCATATCTTCCAATCTATCCTGTCCGCCTTGTGACTTTAGTGGCTCATGGTGTGGCTTAACTCCAGGCTCAACAAAGCTATTGCAGTTTACACACAAACAATCATCACGCCGATATACTTCCTCGCAGAGTTTTTTAAGCGCTTTACCCTTAAGTCTTATCCTCTTTATTTTTGGAATCATCTTTAACGCCCCACTCCTTGATCAGCTCATCTAATTCTTCCTGCGGCCTTGTTTCTACACCAATCTCTTTTGCCGTCGATACCAAACAATCTATAAAACGGCTCATCTCTTTCGTGTCATAAGCACTGCTACCGTAATATACCCTTACATTGCTATAGCCTTTAATGTTCTGACATTCACCAAGCAATTCAGCTATCCAGCCAACACCATTGCTTTGCCAAATTTCAATAGTTCTGTTTACAGCGTCAGTTGGCACTGGCCATATTCTGCCGTAACCACATTCCCTAATCGCTTTCCTGTAAACATCTTCCTTGCTGTGAAAGCTCTCTTCTGACAGCTTTTCTGCTATCTTTTGGCATAATACCCAAGCGTATTTATTAGCGTCGTTAGAACGCCCTTTGCGCCATTGCTTGACCTCTACAACATACTGCTTTTCAGGATCGATTTTATTGATTTCTTCTTCCTCTGATAAAGGGACAGGTACTACTAAATTTATGTATCCCATCCCTTTTAACGTCTGTAAACCTTTAACTGTTAGCTTCATTTTGCGCCCACTTACTTTGCGTTAATCTTCATCTTCGGCATTTTCGCCATATTCTTTTTTTAATTCCTCGAAATATTGATTTTTAAATTTTTCCAGCTGGCGCTTTGCCTCGTACGTTGCCGAGTTCGCCCTGTCGATATCATATTTTTTTGTAGCCACTTCCTGCACCAATTTTCGATATTCGCTTAATGTAATTGTTACAGTGACTTCATTTCCAGCGATATAATTATCAGTACTGTCATGATAACTTTCAACTTTTTTCCCATATACTTGTTCCATTTTTAATTCCTCTTTTCAAAATTTATTTAACTGATGAATCCCTAAACCTTCCAACTTCATTTTGCTACTGCCTTTTGACAGTTCATACAAAGAGGCCTGCCAAATTTCTGCACGCTGTAATCGTGAACTCTTTGACTGATTTCAACTGTACATTCTTGACACATCAAAAATTGTGGTCCAGTATTTTCGTCAGGAAACGCAGGCTTAGTTTGGTTTATAGGTGTAGGCGGTTCTGCTTTATTTGATGTTTTAGTGGTTGATGGTTCAACAGATTGCCGTTCTTCTCGAACGCTATATTTACCATCGCAAAACCCCCTGTACACATCTGCTGCAACGCCAATGTTTTTCATAGCGTTACCAAGTGCGTCAGTAAGACACATCTTAAAGGCTTCATCATTTGCTGTAAGTCCAGTTTTGTATTTTTGAACAATGAAGTCGCCTCCACAACCAATGATAGGCTCGCTCCAACTATCACCGTTTTTGATAAACAAAGCTACCGTCATATACAGTAATATTTGCTTATCCTCTAATGGATATATAGTCTTATCTAAAATTTCAAATTTCCACCCAATACCACACAAACCAAACTGAGCAGTAATGGCTTCAATCTTCCATTGTGGGTTTATATCACTTTTTCCCCTTAGATTACCTGCTTGGATTGTTTTCAAAGCATCTGTAGGCGGGGTTGCTAAGTTTGTATATATATCAATCATGTCCTCAACCTCACTTTATCTGCACATTCTGATGCTCTACTACCTGTGCCCCATCAATTTTACTGCCAGCTTTGAGCGCAGCCTTGATAGCCGCTTTGTCAGGTGATGTTGATGTAACAACTCTCAAAAATTCTGTCGGCAGCTTCTCCTTATCAGTAATTTCCACAGTCTCACTTTTTTTGTAGCTGACTGCGCCTTTAGGCGTCTCAAATTTTTCACCCTTTAAAGCGTAGGCTACATAACCTTTTAACCACTCCGCCTTATTTTTTAAGGTGGCTTTTCTTTCCGTCAGCCTTTTAATTTCTTCCTCAATGGCTGCTGTTTCTGCCATTTTGTTTTTGTAAACCACAAGGCAGCCTTCAATCTTTTCTACTCTATCCATCTTCAACTGATCTATATCCTCGGCAGTCAATATTTCACCTGTTTCAGTATCTACCATTCTTTCAGTATCAAGTTCTAGCAACCGCTCTAATTGTTGATTAATTTCATAAAGTTTCATATTTACACGCCCCAATCTTCAATTTTATTTTCAATCGTATTCGCGCTATTTTTAATCCATTTCAGCAAAACATTTACTTTAGCTTCGCTTCCGTCCAAATCATCTGTGTTATTCAGATTTTCCTGCATTGCATCTAATTCATATCTAATCGAATATACTAAATCATCAAATTTATCCATACTTGCAATCCTCCAATTCTTTTGCTAAAATGAAGGTGGACGCTAAACTTCGTAAAATTTACAGTCCACCCTGAGCTATCGAAGCTGCAACTTCGGTAGCTCTTTTTCTTTTTGCTCATTTCGCAACTTCTACAGTAAAAAATGTTGTTTGCTGTTATAACATCAAACATGTTATCCTCCTTCCCGTTGAACAAGATATTTGTGATATAATTTAATGTTGAGGTGATTATGATGTTTGAACAAATTATATCTTTACAAGATTACATTCCTATTATTTCTGTTTTGATCAGTAGCTTTGCAGCATATAAAATTACAAGAATAAAACTTTTTCCACAAACAACTATTCCTGTTCTTGAAAAGCAGTTATATAATGTGTATTTACCACTTTTTAAATTACTGGATAAAAACTTATTCCAGGATAGAAAACTTGAAGATATTGCTAAAATACTCCCTCAGATAAAGGAAATCATAGATAATCATTATGAACTCGTTAATCCTCAAATTATAAGTTGTTTCAATGACTGCGCTAAACTAATACATAAAATAGAATTTTACGAACACAAAAACAATAAACTTACATCTGATAGAATTAAAGAACTTAGAATGAATTTCAAGGAAATAGAAATCACCGTTTCAACTGAATTTGATAAAATCAGGTCTAGGTTAGGACTACCAACTAGATCTTTCGGGTTTAAAATTGCTAATAATCAGTTAACACCCTTATGGAATAATGTCTTTAATTTTTTTGCCTTTTCTCTTTCAGTTCTTGTGCTAGTACTTTTAATACTTATACCTGTTAATGCCATTTTTTATATCCTTCTATTGATTTCTGAACATGCGCAATCATTTATGGGTTGGTTATTTTTCTAAAAACTTAATCCAAAAAAATAGACAATATTCTACCAAAGGATACACAACAAAAAAAAATATTATTATTTTCATCTCAACACCCCTACTGTCACTACAGCAGCCATAATAGCAATGTATGTTCCGACAAATATTGCTGTTGTTGCTACGGTAAAATCTCTAATCATAAGCCTGCCACCTGCCCCATAGCGTAACCTATGTCATATATCAGCTTAACTACTGTTGCTATAGCCAAAGCAGTTAAAGAATATACACAAGGCTGTTCCTTAATACTCTCTTTCATCACTATTGCTGTTCCTGCTACTTTGATTAATGCTTTCATAATTCAACCTCCTATAAAGCCTTTAACGCTGCTTCAAAATCAAAATTTTTTCTTCGCTTACGACTTCGCTTTATCCCATTAGATCGATATTCCATATTCTCACGCATAACTTGTGCTAAAGCTTCATCAACTAGCGGAGGATCTAACCTATATACCTTCCCAATCCGAAGGTATGGGACAATTCCTTCACGGCAATACCTTCGAATGGTAACCAACGATAATCCTCTGCTTTTCGCATACTCGTCACACGTCACAAGCTCCATCTTCCCGATCCTCCTTTCTTTCAATTTCAACAATATCCTTACTATCTTGATTTATAAGTAAAAGTGTAGTTAGCATAACAGTGTTCGTGCACTTCAAATAAGATCATCTCAATATCTTTTATGTTTTTGCCGTTAAGAAGCTTCAGAATATCGCCTGCTACCGCCTTAATTTCTTTTTGTTCTTTAGTTATGTCACAGCTTTTCATATCTTCCATTGTTGTGTCATCCTCCTTAACATACTTTTCTTCAAACTCTTTAGAACTTAAATTCTTTACCACTTCGACAAACTTTGCCAAAGCTTCATCTTTCTTGTTCATGGTATATCCCTCTTTCAAAGTTGATATACCAGTCGAAGCGTGTTATAATGTTCTCGTCAGCTTCGGCTGGTTACAAGAAACACTCGCTAAACTTTTCCACGAGCAGGCGGGTGTTTCTTTTTTATGTTGTAAAAGAACCTGCTCCTTCTTATAATGATTGTAGGAAGGAGGTGATTTTGTGGGTGATTTTCAAACTTACGTACAACAAAATTTTACTTATTCAGTAATCTTACTTTTCATTGGTGCATTTTTTGGGTTTGGTTTTGATGCAATTAAATTAGCTTATCATCAAAAAAAATTGAGAAAAGCCTTTTGTATATTACTTGAAGAAGACTTAAATTATCTACTCGACAATCTTTACAGTAAAAATTTTCAAACTAAATTTTGGGATGAACACAAAGTTGAAATAGCAAAAGTTCTACCAGATATCGCTGCCAAATATGGTCAATGGATAACATTTGTAAAAGCTTCACTAAAAATTACTGTAGAAACTGACTATCGTCCTGGTCAATGTCAATTACCCGGAATGGGAACAGATAATGTCATTTATTCCAGAAAAGGTGTTAGCGAAGGGCAAGAGTTATTAAACCTAATATCGCAAGAACAACAATCATGGACAGAACGAATATATACATCAATTCGTAACCGCCTATCGTATAAGAAGTAAACAGTCCAAAAACAAAGCAAAAACACATTCCTATTACTATTAGTATTATGTTGTTAGTAATTCTTCCAATAGCAAGAAGTGCTAATGCTATCATTAGTCCTAACATTGTTACGCTCCTTTTTATTTACGTTTATGAACATTTTGTACATTTGCGTGGCAAAAAAATATCATCAACCGTGCTTTTTAAAACTTTTGCTATTTTAAAAGCGACATCTATTGAGGGTTTTCGAGCCCCACTTTCAAGAAATGCAATATACCTAACGGTAACGCCCACTTTGCAAGCAAGTAATTCCTGGCTAATATTATTCTTCATTCTAATTTCTTTTAATTTGTTCATTGTACCCCTCCTTTCTCTGTGTACATATTGTACTGTACAATATGTGGAATGTCAATAGCTTTTTTTATATTTTTATTGTATAATGAACACACAGTACACAAAAGGGAGGTGAGCTTGATGTTAGGTCAACGAATAAAACAATTAAGGCAAGAGCATGATATAACACAAAAAGAGTTGGCAGACTTCTTGGGAGTAACACCAAAAGCAGTATCCTTTTATGAACTTGGTCAGCGCATGCCGTCCAACGAAATGATTTTGAAATTAGCTCAAAAGTTTTGTGTAAGTACCGACTATTTACTTGGTAACAAAGAAAATATTACTGCCGTTGAACGAGAAGGCTATTACACAAATCCCGAAGCTGCAAAAATGGCGCAAGAAATATATGATAATCCCGACATGAAAATATTATTTGATGCCGCCAAAGATGTATCCCCTGAAGATTTAAAATTTGTAGCCGATATGGTTAGCAGAATGAGAAAAAAGGAACGTAATGAAGATGATTGAACGAACCATATTATTTGATCTTCCTCTAACAATAAAAGGTTTTTGTTTTTGTACTCCTGAAGGTGAAAAAATTTGTGTTCTTAACTCTAGGTTTACTTTCGAAACAAATAAAAAAACACTCCTACATGAGCAGGAGCATATTATAAATAATGACTTTGATAACTATTGTTTTGTTGACGCGCTTGAAGTTCAACGTCATAAATGAATTTAACAAGAATTATTAAAACTTAAATTAAAATTAGAAATAAGGAATGTTGAAATTGATGAAATTTAATGCAACCTATATTGTACCTCTTTTTGCATTATATGCTGGTTTTTTTGGATTACCAAGTTATGGTTGGTATGAAATGCTACGAATTACCATTACCCTACAAGCTATAATTTTTGCGTGGGTTCTAAATAATAAACTTTATCAGATACCTACCATCTTTTTCATAGCAACAGCAATCCTTTTCAATCCTTTTGCGAAAATAAGAATGTCACGCTCCGACTGGGAAGTATTTGATATTATTATTGGTATTTCATTTCTTATAGCAAACTTCTGGCTTATAAAAATGGATAAGCAAAAGAAACCAGGAGAAGAAAAAATAATAAATCAAAATACTCAATACAACAGTCACCTAATAAACAAAAATGAAATGCTACAAAAAGAAATATATGATTTAAACGAAAAAATAAAAGATATTATTCAACAACATAATAAAGAGTTAATAGAACTAAGATATAAGTATAATATGCTAGAAACCAATAAAGAGTCTGACGAATTAAAGTTAAAAAGAATTCTTGATAACGCCGAGAATGAAGTATCGCTTTTAGTCGAACAACGCTTTAATGTGATCCTTTCGAGCGATATTTTATCTCTTAACCAAGCATTAACAAATGCATTAACAAATGCTAATTTTGTAATTTTAAGGTTCAATTTTATAAATTGCGATTTTGAAATATCAACATATTCATCAAAGCCAGCCTTCGAGTGCGGGTATGAAAATTCCATAAAAATATTTTCTTGTAGTAAAGGTTCCAGTTTGCTAACAAAAGAAACTCTTCTTGAATTAAAAGATATTATCAAAGGTGAACTAAAATATAATATACAATTCCCTTATAATAAATACCAAGTTATAGAGGCTATTTTGGAAGAACAAAGAAATTTTAAGCATGAAACAAGAATCTATACTTATTCAACGATATAAAAACTACTGATAATTACTATCAAAAAACTTCCATTTAGAAAGGAAGTGAAACAATGTACGGCGACGGAACAATATGGTATGACAAAGCACGAAAAAAATATTGTTACGACTATTGTGACAACGACGGCAAACGTCACCGTAAACGCTTTGCCACCGAAAAAGAAGCCAAAGAATTTAAGAAAGAAATACGGGCAGAACGTGATAAAGGAAATCTTACATCCTCTTCTATTACCATTGGAGAATGGGTAATAGAATTTTTAGAAACATATCAAAAACCACACCTGCGCAGCAACAGTTTTGCAAGGCAAAAACAAAGTGCTAATAAGCTTGCTCCTATTGCGCATATACCAATCGACCAACTCAGCGGCAAAGAAATACAAAAGCTGTATAATAGCTATGACGGTGTTTTAAGTACCTCTTCAATAAGTAAGATACATTAAGATACATAAGTTACTTTTCGCCGCTTACAAGAAAGCTGTGGCTCTGAGAATGGTACAATATAATCCAATGCAAGCTGTTGAACCGGTGAAAATCAAATATAAAGAAATGTCAGTATTTTCTTTTAGTGAACTGCTTCGCATCTTCCGTGTACTACGGACCAATAAATACTATAAAAAATACTACACATTATTTTATTTGCTCCTTGTACTTGGCTGCAGGATAGGTGAACTTCTTGCAATAAAATGGGAAGATATTGATTTTGATAAAAGAGAAATTTGTATACAACGCGCAAAAGACAGTGGTACTGGTCAAGTATTCCATGATCCTAAAACAAAAGCCGGTATACGTTATATTCCTATTGTCTATGATGCATGCATAGAAAGACTAAAAGCTATGCAGACAAGTGGTAAAATCACTTATATAAACGGCTTCGTATTTTGTACCGAAAGCGGCAAAGCCCTTAACTATGGAAATATCCGACGTGCTTGGGTAAAGATATGTGAGTTGGCCGGAGTAAATAAAAATATCCATACATTCAGGCATACATTTGCTACAGCAGCACTCACTAAAGATATACCCATCTTAGAAGTATCAAGGTGTCTTGGACACGCTGACGCAAACACAACACTTAAAATGTACGGACATGCAATGCCAGGATTTAACAGACATATAATAGACCTTTTTCAGAAGAAAAAAACAAAGAGTGCGACCAAAACTGCGACCATAAATCAACAAAGCTAGTTATATCAATGGTTTTAAAGCTTGCAACAAGCCCTCCGGAGCCGTGTGCGGTGGTTCGATTCCACTCGGGCGTACCAATGAAAAAGACAGACGTAGACTTGTTCTGCGTCTTTTTTATTTTCTCGGGTGCAGTAAAACCGTGTGCCTTTGGGTGCAACGAGGGTGCAATTGCGTTTTACAATATAAAAAATAAGCTATCTACAACATAAAGTAGATAGCTTATTTTTTATACTTAATTTAGAAACTCCATCGTGCGCCTATATTCCATTGCCAGTCTTTTGTAAAATCACTTCCTGAGCTGCGTTCTACATCGAAATAAACATGGCTGTTTTTACCAGATGCAAAAGCCGCACCTACGCCATACTCAAACCAGGTATCGTTGAAACTGTCACTCACCTTCACGCGACCAGTACTATCGGTCATCGTAACATTATAGCTACCACCGAATTCATGTAGCAGGTTAGCTTTAGCATAGAAGATACCTTTGCTCCCGATTTCTTTACCAATATTGAAGCCAACACGTCCAACCGTACTTTTAATGCCACTTTGGTTTACTTCAATACCATTGCTGGCTGTGTAGCTGTCACCGCCTAAATAACCCAGTGTGAACTGTGCCTGCGGCTCAATATACCAGCCATTTTTTAAAGCATTTTTCCTTCCATATTCAGCACTCAATGCTACGCCGGTATTGTTAAAATCACCAGTGATCTTGTTACTGTTAGTGTCATACACTGTAAAATCGTTATCCATATTGCTGATTTTTAACACCAAATCCAGATAATGGCCCTTGCTGCCGATCTCGGTATTGTAGAAACTGATCGCCTTACTGCTGTTGTCTCCGCTACCTCTGCTGTAACTGCTGCTACCATCAGTATAGCTGATAGCTGCACCTTGATAACGGGTTTTATCTACTGTACGCTTGGCAACTTCGTCATAGCCCAACTCATATGCAGTATATTTATTGTCAAAACCAAACTTGCCGCCACGACCAATCTTACTGCCCTTCACTCTGAACCAAGCACCTTTAGATTCTTCACCATTATGACGCAGTTCACCCATGCGCTGCAACAGCTTGTCATTTTCTGTACGCCAAGTATGGTAATTAAGTCCATTGGAAGCATTTATGATCTCCGTGCTGGTAGTAGGGTTCTCTATATTTGTAATTTTCTTCAGATACCAGTCCGTAGTATAGTTTCCGCTCGTATCAGCAGTTACCTGCTTATCAAGTTCATAACGCTTCCAATAGAGCGTTCCTTCTCCATCTTTCGCCAAGAAGGTACCATTGTTATTGTTTACTGTTGCCAACACAGTTCCCTCTGCACCATCAAGGTTCCCATGCCCAACTTCATTTAAATCTAGATACTGGCTGCCAGTAAACATTCCCTTCACATAAATCCTGTCACTGTTATCAACATTTGTGCTGGCATCTATGTCAAGTTTGAACATTCCATCAACACCTTGAAGGTCGTCTGTTTCAATTTTTTGGAACCCGGAAGCATAAGTCATGTCTATTAAAGCGCCGTTATTTAAAACCACATTTGTAACAGATGAATCACCTGTCATTTTCCATACAGATCCATTGATTGCGCGAATGTCTATTTTCCCTGATGCATTTCCTTGATTATTTGTTGCCGCGCCGATATAAACAGTTCCTTCCTGTTCCATTTTTAATTCAACAAACCCGTTATTCTGCGCTCCCAAATTACCCTTCAGCACTGATCCGGATTTGTTCAGGTTCCACAATATCCTGCCGCTATTATTAGCAAAACTGATGCCTTCACCCTTAACCAGTCCTCTTCCTGCTTGGTTAAGAGCAATCTCAGAACCATTCCCGTCGCTCCAGGCTGCCCAGCCTTTGATGCCGTCATTAGCATTGATATCTATGTTTCCTTCTGCCGTTACCTTACTCATGCCGCCTTCATAGCCGTCAGTAAACGCACGAATGGCAACCGCACTTTCCTGGATTGAAGAAGCGTTGATAATCAGCCCGTCATTAAAAGCAATATTTCTTATCCCGCCGGTCTTCGCAAAATTGTATATGCCATAAGCCCATGAGCTTTCACTTAAGGTTTTGATATCACCTTTACCGTTAACTGCAAGTGAGTTATGCCCTGCAGCTTCAGAGGTTCCATAAATACCGTAAGCATTTGAGCCCGAAGCAGCTTCTATACGAAGATCCTTTGCAACGGTAATGTCAGAAACACCCTCGTTTTTACTGTCCATTCTCAGTCCGTAACAAAACTTTGTTGAAGCAGCGGTAGCCGCAAGCTCATCACCAAAAACTATCTTCTGTCTGCTGTTATCGATGACATTAGTTGCCACGGAGACAGCATAATAATCTCCCGCAGAAGTTATATCAACAGGGCCCTGTATATTTACATTCTGACTACCGACTCCTTCATTCATCTTGAAAGCGTTAAATTTAAGTGCCTCAGCATAGTTTTGCCCACCTTTTTGTACTGTCCTGATTTTTAAAGCCGTACCCTTTTCCGTTTCGAATGATTGTGTTCCCCCGGCCGCCTGGGAAATAACCCCCCATGCACGCCCACCATGCAGTGATTCAACATTTATCAAAGTATCTCCTTTTAACAGTAACAGGCTACCTTTGCCATTTTCTTCCTGATCCTCATACCTGATACCGTAAATATGTTTATTTTGAGTATCCACGCTACCGGAAATATCAAGTTTTTTATTGAATACGACTTCATTCCTGCCACCGGAAAAACTGCTCATCGAAATTCCTTCCACAGAGGAAGGATTCCAGCCGCTTCCGGTAGTTTCCGTCTTATTCACAACTTTAATATTTACATCATCATTAAAATTAGCTTTAGTAATAGCACCTGCCCCAGGTACAGTACCATCTGTCGCATGAGCCGTAATATCTAGCGCTGCGCCTAGAGATTCTCCACCAGTATTTTGGGAAACAGAAGTTTCCATATCAACATTAAGTTTTGTATCAAAAGTCAACTCTGTCGTCTGGCTGGTCGTAGTTCCGCCCGTGGAAGAATAGGCATATACCCCATATAACCAGCTGTGTGTCATGCCAGGTTTTGGACGAACTATTAAATTAAGAGTCCCTGGGGAAATAATTTTTGCAACGCCACCCTTATCCGCAGAGATAACGGACGGTTCTGGAGCTGCAGCTGTACCATTCCCACCAAGGATCGTTCCATCTGCGTAATTCATCTCCCCATTGGCAATAACAACATGCCAGTTGTTTTCAGTTGGTGTCTGCCAGTCATAGCCAGACGCATAACTCAAACTATTAACAGCAATCAGACCAGATAAAATAACAAGTTTCTTTCTCAAAGTGACCCCTCCTTCAAATTTTTTTACTCAATGTTTAATTTATTACTTACAAGTTATTAGAATAAAATAAACCCGAACTACTTCTTGACCTTTATGCCTTAACCAACATATTCCATCTACCTCCATCACCTTTTTTCTTTTGGATTGGGCCGCTGTTTATAACAGCTGTAGCTACAATAATACTGCCGTCTGCGTTTAACTAAAGCTGTATATACATGGTAAGCTTTATTACAACCAAACTCCTTACCACAAATCGGGCACGTCATTACCAATCCGCCTAAATGCCCACATTTATCCCTTTCACTTGATTCTTCAAATGCTTCTAACTTCATTATTTTCATTCCTTACTTCGTCATAATGCCTGAACCAAGAACATTTTTAGAGCTTTATTTTGATGCTCATGCCATCTTTTACTCGTATTTTCTAAAAATAAATATGTTTCTTTTCCCAGCATATCTCACCTCTTACTTGTTTATGTCCAATACATCTTTAATCATTGTTGCTTTCAACATGTTTTCCAAACTACTTTGCATCATGGAATAAAATTTTCTTAACGAGCAGTTTTGTGTTTCAAAGCATTTACAGTAATCATCTCCTTCCCAATAACGGTTTATCTTCACCGTCGCTTCCATAACTTTGAAAATTTCATACATGGATATCTCTTCAACCCTCTTGTCCAATATAAAACCGCCTTTAGCACCCACGATTCTTTGGATAATCCCTGCTGCAATTAGTTTATTAGTAATTTTAAAAATATAGCTCTTAGGAATCCCCATTGCCATAGCGATATCTTTGGAGGTAGTGACTTTGTTTTGTATAGCCAGATACAAAACTATTCTTATCGCATAATCGGTAGTAACATTTATTTGCATATTCACCCCCATTAAACCAGACCAGTAAAGTCCGCTTTCTTTTTGTAAAAATAAAAGCCTACCTCCCTCAGAATTATTATCTGAGAGAGGTAGGCTATGAAAGTTCCATGCAAACGCATGTCCCCCCCACATATACTTTCACTCTATATAGCTTTCAATAATACAATATATTGCTCTCTTACTTTTCTATATTATATATTTTTAACTTTTTCTGTTCAATAAACAAATAGTTAGTATACTTTTATATTTATTAATATTTACTTCAAATCCGTATTATACATACTTATTTAATTCGTGCATTTTTTATCATCAGCATTCAAACATATATACTTTTTGTTCTTCGCATTATCTATTTTCTTAATATAGTAACACTTATGTATTTTAGTTTAGTTTTACATTTACATAAAATAAGCCTATATGTTATATACAGGCTTATTTTATAGAAATTCAAGTTTCACTTATCTTAAGTTTGATTTTTCAATAATGATTCCCTTTTTCGCTAAATTTTCCAAACATTCGTGCATATATACTTCATCATGTTCTAAATATACTTTTTCTTTTATTAAAGGTATTAAGTCATTTGGAACAGTGTTAATATGCTTTCCCCTATAATTCCTATAAAACCACTCACTACTTACTTTATAACCCCTATTAAACATCTCCTGCATAACCTTTGCATGATACAACTCAAGATCATGCAAACTATGCTTAAACACATAATCTACCACTCTATGCTTTTTACCCCAACCGTTACCTCGCATAGCACAACATTCACGATGCTGCCCAAGTAGCTGTTGCCTTGTAATAATGGTATTAATTCTTCATGCCACAATCTCATTTTATACCTCCACATAAGACGACATTTTTTCTACTTCTTAATTTTATAATAAAAAAGAAAGCCTGACTACTACATTAAGTAATAGTCAGGCTTTCTTTAGTACGCATATGTTACCCACACACCAGTTTTTTTATCTTGCCAATCATACTCGCCTCGAAATCCTATATATTTGCTACCTATCCGGCGGCTCACTCCATAGCTGATACCTGTAACATAGTGATCAACATTAATCTTGGCTCCGATCTCCCGCAGGACCCCTGGCGCGGATAGTGGCAAGGATTTCAAGATTTCTTTCTGTAAGTTTTCTTGTTTCTTCGACGAGTTCAGTACATCTGTCAACTGCTTCTGTAGCTGATTTATTTGCAGTTTGGCTTCGGTCAATTCCTGATCCGATACTATCAACTGTTCCCTGGCTGTTTGCAATTCCACTGCTAATTGACTGCTGATTGCTAACTGCCTGTTCGAGTTCTGTTCCAGTGTCACCAGCTCGCTTTCCGTTATCATGTATGCCGACTCGGCTGAACAGGCAGGCAAGAAAAAGAACTGCGCCAACGCCCATACCAACAAGAAAGCGATTATTAGATATCCAACTTTTGATTTTTTCATACATGTTATTCCTCCATAGAAAAAAGCACTCTGCTTTCGC